GAGTAAAGAAATTCGAAAAGAAGTATAACCAAGAAAAGATTGATAAATATATTCAGTCTATTGAAGACGAACTTGAAGAGTTAGATTATAATGACCCAAAAGATAAACGGAAGATTGCATCAAGGGAACAGAAAATCTCAAATATCAAAGCAGGTATATTCACAACTAAAAAGGAACAAGAATTAATAAGGCCCATTAATTTGGGTAGCCCAGTTGATTTACCTGCATTGATGTATTCAGAAGATGGCTTTCATTTTGATGTGATTAAGGATAATGAATCTGGTAAACCAAGTACTGATGAAGAAACTCTTACTAACCTTAGGTTAACGATTAAAAAGCCAGATTCACCAAAGGCAATATTCCTTGATAAGCTTCTTGAATTACGAGGGTTAGAGAAAATGTATAAGACCTATATTTATGGATGGTGGGAAAAGGTACAAGATGATTCTAGATTACACGGTAGGTATAATATACATGGTACAGACTCTAATCGGTTTAGTTCTGCAGACCCAAATATGCAGCAGACACCAAAGACATCGGTAGACCCCAATATCAAGAAACAATTAGTTGCTCCTCCGGGATATTTATATATGGCATTTGACTACTCACAGGCAGAGTTAAGAATGATGGCTCATCTATCGGGTGATGAAACATATCTTGATGCTTTTGCAAAGGGGGCTGACCCTCACTTGGGTATAGCAGCAGCAAAATATGGAGTATCAATTGAGGAAGCCTCTAAAATATACGAAGATGAAAATCATCCTGACCATAAATTATGGAAGACTAGAAGAAAACAAGCTAAGCAAATTGCATTCGGTTTGATTTATGGTATTGGAGAAGCTTTACTTGCAGTAAAATTATCCGACCCAAAAGCTGGTATTATAGTTACTAAAGAAGAAGCCCATAAAGAAATGGCGGAGTTCTTTGAGAAACACCCAAAGATACTTAAGTTCAAAGAGAAGCAAGAGAAATTTCTTCGTAAGCATGGGTATTATACCCAGTTATTTGGTACTAAGAGAAGATTACCCCAGATATACTCAAACGACAAACAAGAAGTTGCTTATGCTATTCGTTTGGGACTTAATTTCCCATGTCAAGGTGCTGCAGCAAATATGACCAACTTCGGAGCTATTCTTGTTTATTGGTTAATGCGACAAGGTAAATTACCAATGATGAAAGAAGCTTGTACGGTACATGATGCAGTATATATGTATTCTAAACCAGAAGATATAAATACATGGACTGTATATACCATTTGGAATATCCTACGTAACCCAAGTACTAAGAAGTATTTCGGTTTTCAAATAGATGACGTAGATATGGATATGGACTTTACTATTGGTAGGTCAATGGCAGAAGAATTACCATTTATTCCAGGATATGATTACAATAAGATGCTTCAACCGGATTTTTCAGTAGAGGAATATATGGAAGAGCATAAGAAGTATAAGCATATTCACATCAAACAATTCAAGGAAAGGTTTAACAAACAAATAAAGGAGTATGAAAAAGATTTTGAACGGACCCACAGTATGGAGGACTAAATGCCCAGTATGTGATTGCGAATTTGAATATGATACCAGTGAAACTTTTGGGGTTTATAAAAAATCTGGAGATTATTTTAGGATAGTACAATGCCCCAATTGTAAAACTAATCTGAAGCATTCAGAATCTGTATCAACCATTACAACAGAATCGAAAAGAGAAGATACTATGTCTACATAAATAATATAAATTTATGGAATTATGGCAACACAGAAAGAGATTGATAATGCAAGTAAGTTAACTGCCCTCACTTATATGGTTGCAGGTTGCTTAGGTTATTCTATTGAAAATTTACTTAAGTATTTAGATGTGGTTAATCTAAGGTTGAGTGGACAAGAAAAAATGTTACTTAACCGATTAAAGACTCAGTTATCTCAAGTACAAACTAATCTTACTACTTTAGAGGGATTGGCTTTTAAAGTAATGGCTACAGATGAGGATGGTAAACTTGCTTATGAAGATGCCACCCATATTTATTGGGCTGCATTTTTAGCCTTACTCGATAGAGGTGGTACTGATAACTTATGCGACTTAAGATTAATGGCTTTGGTAGATAAGGTAAGCATCTATAAATCTCTTCTTAATTTGCCTGGTATGAAACTCTCCTATCAAATGGCTTTTGCTCAAGTAACTAAAGCAATAAGCAAAGGGGAATTTAGTAAAGAAGACTTTAAAAACCTATTAGAAGTTTATGAAGACGGAACTGAAAAAACTAAAGGTTAAATTTGAAGGTAAACTTATTGAGATTGATATTCAAAAAGAATTATCTATCAATGAGAATATCATTAACTCTCAGCTACGAGAATCTCCTTCTAGTTATTATGTACTTGCTTCTTTGAGAGATAAGTATATAAAAGAACGAGATGCTCTAGCAAGGGAAAAAGAAGAAGCTTATTCGAATGCTTGGTTATATTATAAGGATGCTAATGAAAGATGGAATAATGAATACGTATCTCATAAGGCAAACCTTAACAAGAAATACTCTTCTATCAATGAGAGGTATTTGAAAGCTGTAGAAAAAGCAAATAAGTTCATAACTATATGTAAGTGCTATGAGTCACGCGAAAATATATTAAGAACTATTAATGCGAACCTAAGAAAAGGTTAACCCATTGAACTATAAACAATTACTAACTTTTAAAAACAGTATTAGAATATGAATTATTCAATGACATTTATCTCACCTCTTGTAGCTGAGAAATTTAATCAAGAATTACCCGGATGCCCAACAGAAAACCGGGTACTTATTTTATCTCCCAAGGAGGTAAACCAAACTAAATCTGGTTTGATTATCCCTGAACAAGTAAAAGAGGGAGTTCCTCGTAAAGGGGTTGTAGTAAAGAGTGGAGAAATTACTGAAGAATACAAAACCTACCGAGAATTGGTTGCTGTAGGTAGAATAATTACCTATGGTTTGTATGCAGGTAAAGAACTTGAATTCGAAACGGACAAACTATCTCCTGCTCTCAAACAACTTTTAGAGAAAAACGTTCTTACCGTATTGAGTATGAACGAAGTAGTTTACTCAGAACCGAATAATTAAAACTAATCACTATGATAAAAGACAAGAAGAAAAAGAAAGTTTCATCAGAAGGACTTTCTACAAAAGAAAAGATGCTAGCTAGAAAGAAACAGCTAGAATCCAAGGGAAATGGTAGTGGGTTAGTATATCCAAAAGAAGGAACACTGAGAATGAGAATTAAATCTCCCGGTGATGACCAAGAATTGGGTATCGAAATTATTCAATTCTACCTGGGTGGCAATTTGGGAGGAGTTATATCTCCGGCTACTTTTGATGAACCTTGCCCATTCATGGAGAAATATCAAGAATTGAAAAACTCTAAGGATGAAGATGACAAGGAACTTGCCAAGAATTTGGTGCCAAGAAGAAGATATGTCATCGGTGGTATCATTTACTCAGATGAAAAGGGTAGTAAGGTAGATTACGAAGGCAAAGATAAGGGAGTTTTAGTTCCTCGCTCAGTATACCAGGATATCATTGACCTTTACCTTGATGAAGATGAGGCAGGTGATATGACAGATCCAAAAACTGGATATGATATCAAGGTAATTCGTTCAGGGTCTGGTAAACTAGACACCACTTATTCTGCTCGTGCTTGCAAACCAACTAAGTTGGACAAGAAATATCAAGGTACAATTGACCTTGAGGGAATAGTTCGTTCTCAAATCAAATCCTATGATGAGTTGGAAGATTTACTTTCACAGTATCTAAATGAAGACCATGGGGATGACGATGATGACGATAAGTCAAAGAAGAAAAAGAAAAAGGGAGTTCACAAAGACCATTACATGAAAGATGATGAACCTAAGAAAAAGAAAAGAAAATACAAATCGGATATTTAAGGGTTAGTAATATGGTTTCATTCGAAGGTGGTAATTAGATTCGTTCTGTTATCACCTTCTTTAGTTTAAAGACATTACATTATGGCAAAGAAATCTAAGGTTGGTTTAAAAGTACCAACAGCAAATGAGATGGCAAAGAAATATGGGAGTATGATTAAATTAGCTTCAGAAGTTACTGATACCGATTTATATATACCATCTACTTTCTTTGCTCTGAACTACTTATTCGGTAAGGGTATTCCTTATGGTAAAATCGTTGAGATTGCTGGAGAGGAATCCTCTGGTAAATCTTTAGTGGCTTATAACTTTGCTTATGCTACTCAACAACTTAGAGGTCATGTGATATGGGTAGATGCTGAACAATCCTGGATGAATTCATGGGCTGAAATCAATGGAGTAGACCCTGCAAGAGTAACTATTGTTAATGATACCCGTATTGAATATATTGCAGACGTAGTAGCAGACTTAGCAATTTATTTACGTTCTCAATTAACTCACAATGAACCGATACTCTTAGTAATCGATTCCATTGCAGCTACTGACTGTACTGATAATATAGATGCTAAGATGGTTGATGGTAAGGCAGAGATGGGAGGTAGAGCAAAGGCTCTTTATAAATACTTCCGTATCAGAAGTGAATTATTCTACAAACTGGGAGTATCTCAGATTTATATTAACCAATTAAGAACTGCTTTGAATGTCGGATTTGGAAAAGATAACACAACAACTACAGGAGGTGCAGCACTTAAGTTCTACGCTTCAATCAGAGCTGCTTTCTATTCAGGAAGGTCTGTTACCATTAAACAAAATGGGAAAGAAAGGAAAGCTGGGAAACTTGTCACTATCAGACTTATTAAAAATAAAGTTGCTCCTCCTCGACCTACAATCAGCAAATGCCCTGTATATTTCAATCCTAAATTCCACGAAGTCGGGTTTGACAGATGCTATGCTTTAGAGGATGTATTGGTAGATACCGATGTAATCGAAAAAACTACTGGTGGGTATAAATTGAAAGGTAAAACTCTTGCAAGAGGGGAAGAGAAATTCCAAAAGCTTTTGGAAGAAGACGATGAACTTCGTAGAAAACTTTTACGGAAAGCCGGAGTAAATACCATAGGTACTACTAAAAAGCAACTGGAGAAAATAGAAACAAATCTATTCCCAGTCGATGGTGTAGAATATGAAAACTATTCAGATTCAGAAGAGGAGGAGGAAGACGATGAATAAGAAAGAGGTAGAAGGTATAGAGAAAGTAATTAAAGAGTACCTTAAGAAAAATTTGAGAATGGAATCTAGGGTTAGGTATCTAGATGCTTATAGCCCACCAGAGAATTATTTAGATGTATATCTTGGAGAGGAAAAGATTCAAGAAGTTTCACTTTATGAATTAGATTTTGGACGATGAGCAAGAAAACAATATTACTGATTGATGGAGAGAATATTCTCCATCAGTCTTTTCATAAGTTCGAAAAACTTAAATCTACCGATGGCAAACCGAGTGGGGCAATATTCGGATTTTTCAAATCTCTACATATGTATCTTACAAGGTTCGAACCGGATGAGGTTTATGTTTCATTTGATAATGGTCATTCACCAGTAAGGATGGAGTTATTGCCCAATTACAAGGGGCATAGAAAAAATATATCTGTAGATTACGAATCATTGCAAAAGCAAAAGGCAATTATAATGAAAATGCTGGGTATGCTAAGAATTAATTATATCTTCGATAAAAAGAAATCTACAGTATATGAAGGAGATGACTTCTTAGCATACCTTGCAATTAAAAAATTCCAATCCGAGAAAATGATACTTATATCATCGGATAAAGACTTTAACCAGTTGCTATCAAATAACCTGAGGATATACAATCCGAGAAAAGATGAGATGATAAGAATGGATAACTGCAAAGAATTATTCGGTTATCATTCTCATGAAACGGTAGAGTACCTTGCAATGGTTGGAGATACTTCCGATGATATACCAGGGTTCCCGGGTATAGGCCCAGTAAAAGCAAGGAAAATCCTTGATGAGGGTAGAATTGAGAAGTTTATTGCCCAGAGTAAGAATAAAGAATATCTTCAAATATGGAAAAGGAATGAACAGTTAATCGACCTTTTCTGGTTTGTAAGACATAATCCATTGGATAAGTTACCAATTAAGTCAAAGAAGAAGTTTAAGTATGAGAAATTCAAAGAGCTTTGTATCGAATACTCTTTAGCATCATTTTTGACAAATGAATTTATAAAACCATTTAAAGCATTACATCATGAGTAAGAGAATTATGTTTGTGGGTCCCTCTGGTATAGGGAAAACTACTTTAGCTAAGTATGTAGCTAAGAGAGAAGATCTACCTTTTATTTCTGGTAGTATGTCAGATTTATTACCTGCTACTGAAGGGGTATCACATAATGAAATATTATCCCTCGGTTCGGAGGCAATGTATAAAGCAGATTTTCAACTTCTGAACAAAAGGAATAGGTTATTCAAGGATAGAGAATACTTCGTAACTGATAGGAGTTATGCAGATTTGGCTGCTTATTTTTGGTATAAGCAATCAAGAACTTTACCAGAATGTGAAATGGAACATTTTTTCTGTCAATGTAAGACTTTAATGGAAGATCAATGTGATGTAGCAATCTTCTTACCATTAAATCTAGATACTTATAAGCATTGGTCAATGGAAGATAATGGTAAGAGAATACTTAACAGATTCTTCCAAGTTCAGATATCATCTCTTATGGGGGAATTGCTTGCAAATTGGGAAATACCCACTATTTGTATATCTGAGCTCGATTTAGGTATGAGAACGGAACAAATCAATTACCATTTAGATAGGATATGGGGAAAGAAGTAATAGCAATAGCCTTTTCAGATTTACATATAAATCTATGGGCTAAGTTTAATGAGAACAATCACAGGACCCTGAATAGTTTCAGGGTTTTGTCGATTATACGGAAATTATGTAGAAGGTTTAACTGTCCTGCATTATTTTGTGGAGACTTATTTCATAAGGCCGAAACAATGGACCAAGAATTGGCAGAGATATGTTATAACGAACTAATCGAAGGATTTTGGATATATGCCATATCTGGAAATCATGATATTAAGAAAATAAGTAAGGTTGGTACTAAACCCTTTAGCTGGCTTTATCAAGTAGAGAAGTATGGTATCATGATATTAGATTATGAAAAAACCCAACTATCTTCTACACATAAAGATATTATGGTATATGGGGTTCCTTATATTGATAATAATGTGGGTCTAAGTGAATACTTAAAGAAGTTAGAATTAGATAAAAGTAAAAAGAATATTCTTTTACTACACACCGATTATCCTGGTGCAAAAGATACAGATGGTAGGGAAATAGATTCCGTAGAAAACTTAAATGTGAATGTTCTCAATAAGTTCGATTTAGTATTATGTGGGCATATACACAAACCACAAAGACTATCAAAGAAGGTTTATATGATTGGAGCCCCTAACCATCAGAGGAGAACCGATAGGGGATGTGAATTGGGGTATTGGAAAATCTATGAAGATTTGTCTCTGAAGTTTGTACCTTTGAAAAATTTCCCAAAGTTCATCGATGTAGAAAGGGAAGAGGATATTAATGATGATGGCAATTATTATACGGTAATCCCTCAAAAAGCTAGTACTCCAGTTAATAACAAACATAAGATTACTAAGCAACTTTCTAAGAAGTCTCTAGCAAAGAGATACCTAAGAGAGAAAGGTATTAAAGATGAGGTTAAAACTAATCTATTAATTGAAACACTTAAAAAGGCTGAGTCATGTTAACGTTCTTAAACTTAGAGGCAGAAGGATTTTGTTCAATAGAATCCTTACATCTACAATTAAACCCAACTTGTACCATACTTATCAAGGCCCCAAATGGGAAAGGGAAATCAACTATTCTCTCTGCCTTGGTATGGGCAATATATGGGAAAAACCTAAATGGTGTTTCTGAGGTAAATACTTGGAAGAAAGTAAGGTCTAAAGATTACAAGGGTACTAAGGTACAAGTATATTTTCAGAAAGATTCTCATACATATAAGATAGTTAGATGTCAAAAGTATGATGAAGTACTTGAGGATGGTGCTAAAGGTAAAGACAGACTTATCTTCATGAAAGATGGGGATATAGTTGATATCAAAGGGAAGGGGAAGATACAAGATTTTATAAACCGAGAGATAGGTTTATCATATACTCTGTTTATGAACTCAATCATGTTTGGTCAGGGTATAAAAAGACTCATACAAGAATCTAATTCTGATAAGAAAAAGATATTCGAAGAAGTATTTGACTTAGAGTTCTTAAACCTTGCTAAAGGCATTGCATTACAAGATAAAAATAACTTGATATCTCAAATAAATGAGGTAGAGCATGAGTCTCAAATGCTTAAGAAAGAATTAGAGGCTAACAAGGAAGCTTACTTCGATATGAGAGATAGAGAAAAATCCTTCAAGCAAAAAATCAAAGAAGAAAGAAGAGAGTTAAAGCAAGATAGAGAAAAGCTAACTAAGCTACTAATTGAAAAACAAAAACAAATCAAGGATGAAGTAGATGCTTCACTTCAGATAAAGATTAAAAAACAAAATGAACTAATCCTTGATTTGAGGAGTAAGGTAAAAGATGCAAAGAATTTATCGAATGTACCCCTTAAGAAAGTAATCAAAGAATTGGTAATACAGTTAGAAGCCGGTCACTACAAACGTGCGTTACGTGATGCTAAATCAATATATAAAGCGTTCTCTGACCTTGATAAATATGATAAGGAGTATCAGGAGGCATCAGAAAGGTTGGAAGAACTTAGTAGTGTAAATGATAGGTATAAGAAATTAAAATCAGACTGTGATGATATTGCTTCTGATATTGCTTCTATTGACGAAGACCTGGCTAAGCTCAAGCAAGAAAAGCTTAAGGTCATGTCTCCAAAGTATAAACAAAAACTTAAGGAGATTAGGAAGAATTTACGGAAGGTTGATGAAGACTTTCACAATAAAGAGTTAGAGTTAGAGAATTATAACTGGTTAATTAATGATCCATTGGGTAATAATGGGATTAAGGCTTACCTATTTGATTCATCACTTGAGTTCTTAAATACATGCCTCGATAAGTATTCAGAGGTATTGGGATTTAGGATCGAATTTAATATTGATTTGGGTACTGCTAGAAAAGAATTTGTTACTCTTATTGAAAGGGATGGGCAAATAATTGATTATGATGAACTTAGCGGTGGAGAAAAACAATTATGTAATGTTGCAATGGCATTTGCAATGAATGAAGCTCTTACGGCTTCTAAGGGTATTAACTTAGCATTTCTCGATGAGGTATTTGAATCTTTAAGTTCAGATAATGTAGAAGTAGTTACCTCACTAATACGTCACATATTCAAAGAGAAAACTCTATTCTTGATAACCCACTTAGATTCACTTCCTCTTGGTAATACCAAAATTCTGCAAGTGGAAAAGACCCAAGGCCTGAGTAGTTATAATTTACTATAAGGATATATAACTTTAACAAGACAGGAAGATGAAAACTTTTAGTAATTTATACTCTGCTATAAAACATGGTAGAAACATAATACTTAGGCCTAAATGGAAACCCAATGTACCAGGTCATAAGTATTATGTTTCTAAAAATGGTAGAGTTTACAGATATCTTGGGGATTTTAAATGGGTAAGGATTTCCGTATATTCGGATGGTAAACCCGATAGTTATCTAAAGTGTAAGATAGATTTAAAATCTTGGTTATTACATCGTTTAGTAGCTACTATTTACCTTCCTAACCCGGATGGTCTACCAGTAGTAATGCACCTCAATAATAACAAAAGGGATTGCAGAGTTAAAAATCTTAAATGGGGCACCGAGTTAGATAATACCTTACAGGCTTGGTTTGATGGTTGTTTACCAACTCCAAATAAGATTATTTATTATAACGATGTACATAACCTTTATAACCAAGGTTTGAGTGTAAGGGAGATAGCTAACATATTACCGATTCATATCTCTTCAGTTCGTAGAATCTTGAAAGGTAAGGGTCTTATTAAGTATAAAGATAAATTTTGTTATGTCAATAAACAGCAAAAATAAGGGTTCAAGATTCGAAAGAAAAATTGCCGGGTTTTTTACGAAATGGACCGGGTACAAATTTGAAAGGAATAGAGCAGGGAGTGGAGCTTGGCATTCAAACAAGGACTCCACTTCCGATTTAACCTGTACTGATGAAAGGCATGCTCATAGATGTAAGATATCCATCGAATGCAAGAATTATAAAGAGATTAAGTTTGAACATCTACTCTTAGGTAATAAGGGATGCGATATATTGAAATTTTGGGAACAAGCTTCTAAGGATGCAAAAAGAGCAAATAAAGTTCCCATACTCTGTATGAGATATAATTCAATGCCCTCAGAAGAATTTTTCTTTGTAGTTGGAAAGGATTTATCTTCCGTATTCTATAAACCCCTATTCGATAAAGCCAATATTATGGTAATTGATGTACCAAAGATAGATGAGATTCTTTATGTATTCATGGCTAGTGACATATTGAAGAATGTAAACTATAAGTTAGTACATAAACAAGCTAAGTTAATTATTAAAAACCGGTAACCTATGAAGAAGCATACCCCATACTCATATTGTATATTTTACCTTGAAAGGAAGTACTGTGATAAAATCAATAAAGAACTCAAAGAAAAGGGGTATGACCAAATCAAGGCAATTATTCCTATGGTAAACGTATTAAGAAAAACCACAAAGGGTAAGATGGTATTCGAAGAAGTACCAGTATTATTCAATTATGGTTTTATGAGAATGCCTACTAAATTAGCATTCTCAAGGCCATTTCTTAATAAGTTACGTAGAAATATATCTGGTATCAGAACTTGGTTACGTAATACCGAGACAATGCACCCAAGAAAGAAAAAGGTAAGGATTGACAATGCAGAAGAATTTGATGATTTTTCTTTAGTGGCTACTTGTAGTAGAAAAGAAGTAAGGCGATTTAAACGTATTGCTAGAGAGAATAAGAAGTTTTCAGTAGATGATTTAGTCAATGTAAAGCCTGGAGATTACTTAGTATTACGGGGTTATCCTTATGAGGGAGTAGATGCTACAGTATTAGAGGTTGACCATCTTTGTAAAAGAGTAAAAGTTCTTATATACCCTGAAATGGGAAGAATGGAAGTATGGTTACCTTTTGACAACGTTATCTATAGTGTATATTTAAATCATGACCCAGATAAGCTTTATGCTAATTCTGGGGAATATGACCCTAATCAGATAACCAATGAAGCAATTGATAGTATAATGAGATATAGGAGAATTTAATGTTATGATCGAAGCTCAACAAAAAGCCTGGAGTTGTTTAATTGATAAAGAACAACAATCATTATTCCTTCAACTATCAGAAAGTAAATCTTCATGGGAAGCTGGTGAAATTTTAAAGTTATCTCATTACAAGTATCTTGAAATCCGGGAACGGTCAGAGAAATTCTTTAGGCTATTCTCGGATTTTTTTGAGAAACACACTTCTATTTTTCGACCAGATTGCCCCTGTGAGAGGAATTTCCAAGATTATATGGAGGGATGTTTAGAGAAACGATTAAAAAGAAAAGAAGCAAGCTTATTCACAGGAGACTCGGCTCAATTACTCCCAAAGGTAAACTCTAAAAATATAGAGAGAAACATGAAGAGGTTAAAGGAGTCTGAGGATGAATGGGATATGGACACTCTAAGATTAATTCTTGAATTTGATAGGTGGAATAACTTTAGAATACTTCCAAGGATGCTACAACAGCCATCTGCATTTAAAAGGCGGTCGAATAAGAAGGATAAGATATATATCAAATACCTACTTAATAGGGTACCAGATTGGATGCACACTAAACTCAAGGAAAGGTTTAGGTATAAAGTAAAACCAGGAAAGAAAAAGTATTGGGTAGCTTTAATATCTGAGGACCTATATACTGATGGTTATCTATTGTTACCAGTAAGACCTTTGGATGAAGTAGTAAATGAATTCAGTAGATTTTACATGTATGTATTCAAAACTAAAGATGATGCTGATACCTTTGGTTTTATGGTATCTAAGTTCATGATTAAAACCGAATCTGTTAAGCTTGGACAAAAATTCTGGCCAGAGTACCGTTGCTGTGTGGAAAAAGCAGTAAACTATAATCAAGTGAACAACATAGAATTCAATATTAAGAAATTGGATATGGCTTATAACACACATATCAAGAGAAAGCATAAAAAACCTAAATCCACTGCTGCGAACCGAGCAAAAACCTCGGATTTTTATAAAAATAAATAGAGAAATAAGATAAGATTAAATTATTTATTCTTATATTTGCAAAGAAAATAAATGAATACTTTAAAATATTAATGATATGGCAAAAAGGAGTAGAAAAGACATGAAAGCCCCATCCAAGGAGAAATCAAATTTCCTTGGTGCTTCTGGGAGAAACATGACTTATAAGGATTTAAAGAGAAAGGCTATCATATTAGGGATGCCTTTCCCTGATGCTTGTTCTGCTGGGGTATTTGACTTATTACATTATATCAATGTATCAGAAGAAAAGCCCGATAAATCGTTAATTGATAAATATGACGATTGGATGGATAAGCAATTAGAAAATATTGGGTATTCGAAAGATGACCCATTAAGAAATTCTCGATTAAGGCTTGGGTTTCTCGGAGAAGAAGGGGAAAATGGGCAAAGAAGAACCAAACGAGTTCCTGGGATAAAGAAACCTCGAGAAAAGAAACCACCAAGAGAGAGGGATGAATTTAATCTTATCAAGGGTACAAAGAAATCTTATGTATTCGAATTAACTGCAAAAGGTTTTGAACTTGATAGAGTTATTCGGAGAATGAAAAAGAAATTCCCCGAAGCAAATGAGAAATCTATCAATCTTTGGTATAGAATGGCAAAGAGGAATATAAATGGTAAAACTAAAGGAAAGTAACAACGGACCCATACGACCAGATAGATATTATATATGGACTTGGAGACCAGATACTACCAATAAGATTGTTACTGAAAAGAAATTATATAGGAAACATCTAACCGGTATACCATACTTTACTAGACACCAAGTAAAGGTTACCTTAGTTTATCTTTATGGTGTAGATGTTCTTCAATATATCCATATAATATCTGGGAGGAAACTTATAAAACAAGGCATTAGAGAATTATCCGATATGAATGGTAAACTTCTTAAAAAGGGTAGTACTAAATTCTGGTTTAAGGGTAAATTCGTAAAAGCAAGGAAGTTCATAATGCCCGATGAATATCACATGGATAAACACCGACGAAGAAGATTTATGGTACAAATGCACCGAGTCTTTAAGTCTAAAGGAAAAAAGGAATTCAATGAAAGGTACTCAATCAAACTCTATGGACAACGGCAAGGCATATCTCCCAAGTATACAAGGCAAAAGAGATTACAAATCAATCTTGCTATCCTACAGGATTTACAACAGGCTGAGTCAAGAGGAGAAACATAAATTCAATCTGTTATTCCTGCAGTACCCTCCATTGGTAAGTTCATTGGCTTTATATTTAAGAAAGAAGATGAACATCCCAATACAAAAGGTACTATTTATCAAAGCACAAAGGGATATGCTTGAAATATTCGATGAGGCATCACTTAAATTTTTAGGGTATTTGCCTAAAGAAAGGTTTATTAAGAAGTCTCTATTATTTCAAGGGTTTGTTTCATTAGAGAGTATTAAACTTAGAAGGTCTTATGCTTATATAATGACAAATAGGATGATAGAAAATCAAATATGGGTCTACCCAATTCGATTATCCGATAACTATAAAACAATGATAAAAGGGAAATACAAATCCTATACCGAAGTATTTGGGAAGGTGGGTATTCCTGGGATAACTAAAATTAAATATAGCAATGAATAATAACGAAGGTTTTAAAATCACAGCACATCAACCAGCAAACCCATTTGCAGGTAAGAAGTTTAAGATAGTCACTTATCAAGGTGACAAGGAACTTGCCTCTCAGGCAATAACAATTGAATCTCAAGTAGAATTAAAGACAACTCTAGATGAGATAAAACAATTCAATATTGCTCAGGAGGAATTAGTAAAATCTGGGTATACTCAGAAATCCATACTGGTAAAGAAACTTATAACAGAGTGATATAAATAAATTATTAACCAACTTAAACATTACGAAAATGGCTAAGAAGAAAAAAGAAGTGGAACTGAAAGAAGTTTCCAGAACAGAAATCAATGGTGCAATCATCATTAAGTACGAAGACGGCTCAGTAAAGATTATCCCTGCTCCTATCATGCTTTCTGCCGAAGAAGCCGAAGACCTTTTTGGTTCTGAATCCGATGATGATTCCGAAGAGGAAGAAGAAGAAGAAGAGGATGATGATGATGATGATTCCGAAGAGGAAGAAGAAGAGGAAGAAGAAGAGGAAGAGGATGATGATGATGATGATGATGATGATGATGATGATTCCGAAGAGGAAGAAGAAGAAGAGGAAGAACTGACCGGTGAAGAACTTGCCGAAATGGACTTCGAAGAACTTGAGGATGTCTGCGACGACAAAGACCTTGAAACTGACCCAGACGATTACGATGAAGACGACGTCGAAAAACTCCGTAAAGCAATTGCCAAAGAACTCGGTCTCAAATTGCCAGCAAAGAAAGAAACCAAAGGTAAAGGCAAGAAAGGGAAAAAGTAATCTGGTAACTGTATTCAAGATTTAAAAGGAGGTAGGGAAATTTCCCTACCTTTACTATCAACTATTAATAAACGTAGAAGTTTACTTATAATAACCATTAACTTATAAAACATTAAAAATTATGGCAACAAAGAAATCAGACTCCAAGAAGAAAGGGGATAAGGAAAAAGACCCCGAAAAAGAAGCTAAACGTAAAGCTCGTCAAGAGGCACTCAAGAATCGGCCGGCTGAACAACGCCCTAACAGCAAGCAAATCGACGTTATTGCCATTAACGACAAATCCAAGGTAATGAACTTTGGTTATGCCGTTAAGAACAAGGAAGGCTATCAGGGTGTAGTGGTTACTTCTGTATTGGTTACGGATGGCAAACCGGTATCAACTTCAGTTTCATTCGTTCCGGGAACTCTTACCGTTAAGTCTAAGAAAGGACATGGCGTTATTTGTTCTCCGAAAAACAAAAAGGCTAAGGAAGAAGAAGAGGAAGAATCAGAAGATTAAACTCTAACTTACTAACTACTATCCCATATGTCTGCTATATAAATTTAGAGTTTAAGTTCATATGAATAACATCTACACTTAGGACGTTGTTCAGCCAAAAGCTCATTGCCTGCGAAGGTAGTGGGCTTTAATTTTTTATACCCATGGAAGAAGAGAAATTAGCAATTCGAAAGAATATTCGAATACTTGCATTGGATAATCTAATAAATACTTATACTGATGTACTAGAAGATAAAGAATTAAACCTGGGACCAGATGAAAGGGAACTTGCCATCAATATAATAAATGAGGCAAGAGAAATGCTATCAGAAGAAACTCAGGAAGTATCTAACCAAGTAATGCAAAGACCCAAATGGAAAAAGACTTAAGATTATTAGTGGGAAACATTAATCAAACTCTCAGAGAATTAGATTATGTTTCGTACCTTAAAAAGGTAGCTCTTAGTAAGGGTAAGAAAGGCGAATACCAATCACATAGGTTGAAGAGTAATTATCTGAAAAGAAAACTCATATCTCTTAAAGGAGCCCTGAATAAAAAACTTCATGGGACTTATATCGTTACCCAATTTAATTTTATAAGAGGAGAACAAAAAGAAACTTTTGAACAAACTTTTACTGACTTATCTCAGAAAGAGGTAGAAGATATACTTCAACTCGAGGCCGTTTTAAAACAATGCAGTTTAGAAATCCTAGAAATTAAAGAAATCCCAACCAAAATTAGGAAGGTATAACTATGGTATTATGTAAATAGGAAATTCAATTATTCACCTAATATAAATGAAAATGGCTAAGAAAACAGAAAAGAAGAGTAAACCGGAATCCAAGACTCCGGAACTCACAAAGGCTAAGAAAGCTTTGGATGCTTACCTTAAAGAGAACAAGTTGGACCCTACTAAGGATTGGACCAAAGACAAGAAACATGGTAAAAAGGTTACCGAACTTGTAAACAAGCTCAATAAGGAAAGAGACAAAGTTGCTGCTGCCTACCCTGAAGCTGACCAAGGGAACAACAAGAAATTGGTAAAACTCCAGGAAAAAGAGAAGAAGGAAAAAGCTGAGAAGAAGGCTGCCAAAGAGAAAAAGGAAAAGAAAGGAAATGGCGGTAGAACAGCTACCAAATACGATTATCCTCTCATCGATGGCAGAGAAATGACTTCGGCTGAGAAGAAAAAATATCGTATGGAGCAAAGAAAACTTGCTTCAGGTAAGGCTCCCAAGGAGGAAAAGGAAACTAAGAAAAAGAAGGAAGAAAAGGTAAAAGAAAAACCGGCTTCCGATAAGAAAAAAAAGAAGGCCGCTAAAGAAGAAGATTAATAAGAGCACTTTTTACTTTTACTTATCATATTTTTGAGTATTCGTTAATAATGGTAGAAGGCCTGGCAATATAAAAATTGTTCAGGCCTTTTATTTTCTAATTAAGTCGAAAATGGAACAAGAAGTATATAAACCAAAACTTAGAATCACTACACTATCAGAGAATGGTACCCCATTATCCGATAGGTTGGTAGATGCCTATACCGAGATGAATTCAGGTCCAAAGGTACAGCATAACGGTCCCATAAGAGTAGAAGTAACTCTTACTAATAAACAAGATATTGATAACTTCAAAGAATACTTAGATAGGTTATCTGGTACATTGCCTGCTAAGGCACATAATGTTGGCAGAGGAAGACCTGCAGGGTCTACAACTAAGGAATTGGAATCACCAAGGGAGGACATTCTTGCAGATGTAGAGAAAATGATTGAAGAGGGTAAAAGCCAACAAGATATCATTAAATATCTTAGGGGATTGGGATTTGTATTTATCCTTACTGAGGACTTTCTATTTCACTTTCCTGGATTTGAGTTCAATAAAAAGGATGTGGGAGAAGCAACCGACAATAAGCAATATCCAAATTCATTCTCTTGGATGGCAAGATGTATCAAACGAGCTAAGGACCCAAAAGCAGATAAATTTGACCCAATGGTAATCTTTGGTTTTAGCATTCTTGGGGGACCCTCGAAAAAGATTATCCCATATCTCTATAAGGAAAGGAAGAAACCATTAAGGGCCCAAGTTGGTAAAAACGTAATCTCCTTCTCTCAGGCAGAATTCACTAAACTTCCCAAGTATATGAGGGAAGATGAACGTATTAAGTTCTCTACAGAGCAAAGACAATTACTTCTCAATCCAGAAAAGAAGCCTTCTAAATTCTTTATGCGATGGGTAGATGATGCTATCTTCCCCGACTCAATCAAGGAAAAGATAGAGGAAATCAAGAACCGCTAACACTTACCTCCGTATTTATTAAAAGAGTATTTTATATAAAATAATTTTAGTATATTTGCATAAAGAAAATTTAATTATGGACAAGGAAACAAAAGACATCGTAAAGCTCATTGCTGGTATTCAGATTGAATCACTCAACTCAATCAAAGAGGACGTTAAAAATGGGAATGATATTGCCCAAGACTTAATCAAAAAACTCCTTCAGATTGAGGATGATGAAATAATTCGAGCACTAGATGAGCACATTGAATTATACGTAGAAATTGAGAATACTCCTCAACTGATAAATATGCTAAGTGAATACCAAATGCTGGTATGCTCTCACATATTATTCAGAATGGAAGATGAATGGGTACATACTAATTCTCAGGGAGTACTTGGTACCTGGGCAATCTTCCAAAGGGCAAATCTCAAATTCCACCCAGAACTAACACTTTTAAAATTTTAATATAGACATGGAAAAGAACGAATACTTAGAATCAATAGAAATGAACACCGGAGTCGAAATGATCCCTTGCGAATCCTCTAACATTGAGGGCTTTGGTTATGACTCAAAGAAACAACAACTTTGGGTTGCTTTTAAGGGAAATAGGGTATATCGATATGATAAGGTACCTTACGAGGTTTGCAATGAATTACACCAAGCAGAATCAAAAGGTAAATACTTGGCAAAGAATATCAAAGATAAGTTTAAAACTACTGGGTATGAACTCCGGAACTAAAATAACTAAGGGTTTATTAATTGCCATAGGAGCAATGCTACTTTACTTAGGGAGTAAGAATAATGCCCTCATAGAGGAAGTGAGCACTGATCCTTCTCGTTTTGAAAGTCCAATAACCAAGTTAATCTCTCTTCAAGATAGCATGGGCATTAAACCAAAAGAAGAGAAGAAGCAATGGTATAAATATAGGGTAGAAATAGAAACGATTCCAGAAAATCAAATCTATAAGATTGAGAAATCTGGATACCAGCAATATGAAGTTTCTAGATTGGGTGAAACTTATTCTTATGTAACCTACGAATTTACCTCAGACAAGGTAATGACTACTCAAGAAGCCTATGACTTCGTAAAGAAATATCCTGAAAGATGTACAAGGGTACCCAATACATCACAAGATAACATTTACGATAAATATAACGAGGATTATGAAGATTACATAAATGATCCAGAGGATGAAATTAACTATCCTCCAGAAATCTTCGACTTCCTAGCCGATTAACCCGAGCAAATAGAAAATAATTCAAATAAAATTTTTCTATTTAAAATAAAGTTCTTATATTTGTATCAGAAAAAGAAATTAATCATTTTACTAACATTTTAAATATAGACGTTATGAAAAAGAATGAAACAAAGGTTACTAACCTGGTTGCAACTAAGGTTGCCGAACAACTTGAAGGAATTAAAAATTCTAAGACTGCTAAGGCTTCTGCTCCTAAGGCCAAAAAGACTAAAAAGGAATTGGTACAAGATGCTCAAGAAGCTGCCACTAATTTTGCCAATGCCAAATTGGTAGAACTCTCTCCCAAAACCCAAACTTCCAAAAAGGAACAGGTTGTCAAGGAAGTTAAGGAACAACAAAAACCATCCATCATAGAACAGGTAATTTCTAATCGGGAAGTTAAATACGTATACCCTGCCGATGTAGTTGATACTCTTGCTCGGAAGAAATGGAGACAACAAACCAGAAACGAACTTCATCGATTGGAACTTGCAATGGCTCGTATCAAGGACACCAATTCCAAAGAATTTAAGGCTGCTGCTAAAGCCTATGAGGACTTTAAGAAAAAGGTTCTCAAACCAGAACAAGTTGCATAACCCTTTATTAACCCAGTGCCCGGAATAAATTACCCGGGCACTCTAATTCATACAAAATGGATTACACTATCTTCTCTGATAAGGAGATGCTAAAACAGGATAAAGAGTTAGTCGAATTACATAAACGATGTTGTAAATCTTGGCTAATTCAGCATTCACTTAAGCATTCTAAAATTAAGAAATTCTTTATAGTTTACGATTGGTATATCAATCCCAATAACGTAAGGAATTTCTTTTTCAGGCCTATACACATCTTTATTCAAGCATTGCTTTTAGGTCAACTCGATAATATATCCGATTACATTAACAATAACAAAAATGGAAAACGCAAAAAGAAACGAACCAGAAAAGTATAATGTGCTTTACCTCAAAGGTAAGTATCAGTACAAATCAAAATATCCTCAGATTGATGTTAAACACAAAATTGTTTATGCAGGTCCAGTAGAACCTATGGCACCTATTTGGGATAATCTATCTGACATACTTCGGAAGTCAGAAAGAATTTGTACTGAATCTCGTAGAGAATTAAAGAAGTTAGAGGAACGTTCACAGAACCAATTCTACTTCAAGAAAAATGGTATCACTCACATAATCATATACAGATGTTTGGGACAATAGTAAAAGACCTATATATAGGTAAATCGAAACTGATAATCAAGTGTAATCAAAGAGAATTACCACAAACCACCTTAGTAATGGATGTATTACAACCTACAGGTTTTACTGGTAATATGCCAGATTATGGTACCTATGGTAATTTACTCACTACTGGTGAATTTGAAATAACCCCTATGATGCCTAAGCATAGGCTTTATGTTACCGGAGTACCCAAAGGGGCAATCCTTGATAATTTCCGAGTTAGAAGAACATATTGGTCCTCTTATTATGAGGATGATGTAAGAGGGTACTTATTTCAGATTACAGATGAAAGTATACCTCGTTTAATAATCACAAACTAAATCTATATGGAAGCAATCGATTATGTAAAATTATTTAAGCTCGACCAAGAGAATTATGATTTTAAAAGGGAAGAGTTTATATCCGAATTAGGTAAAGAATTTCTAGATTATTGCCAAACCACTACAATTGGGATAGATAAAAAGACTGGCAATATATACTACTACCGATTTAGGGAAATAGTTAAGAATTTCGAAACTAAATTCTGGGCAATCTCAGAACTTAAAATAGGAGAACCATTAACTCAGAAATTATGGAATGCCTTTTTCGCTACTCAGGTAGTTCCTTTAAGGCAAAGGTTATTCCCAAAGGTTCAGAAATTAATCGAAGAGCAAAAGGGGATAACCAATAACCGTAGTAAACAAGACAAAAAACCTACGAACCATAAAAAGGCAAACTATGGCAAGGGAAATCACAGACCTGCATGGGAATAAATTTAAGGTAGGAGATTATAAACTTTGCCTTAATATCCCCATCACTGGGAAAGGTAATTTAGTATTCACCAGGGACCTAATCTCTGGTGAACCTTTTAATTTATCAGTAAGTAAGAAAAAATATAAGGGATATTTCTATAACCTCTCTTTGAATCTGTATGTAAGATATGATTTAGAGTATAGAGGTTATGATGAAAGTTCCGATATCCGAAAATCTCATTTGTATGTCAGAAAAAGAAAGTAAGATAGTAAGGTTCCCAAGACCCATGGGAACTACAGCTATGGCATTAGAATATCAAAAGAATCCTGATGATAGTCTTTTGATGAAGATACATAATTACATTATCAATCAATGGCTGATGGGTAATGGTGTATTATGTGGTATTACCTATGATATTAATACCTTCTCATATCGTATGGGCATAGATATTAATTACATACGTGTATTTATGAGGGATAGGCTATTAAGCTCTAGAATATGGGATAAAGAAAAAGCAGAAGATTTACTTCAAGCGTTAATGGGAGAACAACTAGCATGGGCATTAGAAGACCGTATGGAAATAGCCCATCAGGTTAATATCCTAAGAGAATCTCAGGGAGGGAAATACGTACCGTTTATATCTGCCGAGCTGGGAAAGGCCCTTAAATTAAAGCTTGAATCCTCTACATCTCTGCAATCAATAGTACGTAATCTTACTGGAGGAAGTACTACAAATATCTTTGCCCAATTTAATCAACAGAACAACGTAACACAGCAAAATGCAATCACTGTTGAAGAGGCACGTCAAATCGTATTGGAATCACAAAGGGTATTAGATAAACCAGAAGAGGCTAAACTATTGGAGGATAGGTATGACATTAAGTCTCTACCTGAAGTAGTTGCTACTAAACAAGAAGGAGTAGATACAAGTAAAGAGGGTCTTAACCTTAATAAAGCAGAGTTAATGCAAATTACTGATGATTATAAGGGAGCTATGTCTTCATTCTCTAAAGAACATCATGAACTACGTAGAGAAATCGAAATGCGTATAGACCCAGACGAAGAAGACCCAGAGTTATACCAATATGAAGACTTTGAGGAAGAAGAGAAAGAGGACGGCTCATTTGCATCTCAATTCCTCCGAAATAGTAAGCTCCCATAGTTATATCAGGATATTGCATATTTAAAAAGAAAGAATTATATTTGCATATCAATTTTAATATAGACAAAAATATGAAAAACCTTGAACAACTAATGGCATCTTTCCTTTGTAGGAAAGATTTTCTAGACCCAGAGGGAACTAAATCTGGAGGAGTTCCTCATATTCAATTATCTGAATCTATTAAAATAAGGCTGTTTGATGACCCTTATCAATTGGATGCTTTTTATTTAGCTGCTAATAATCGGGTACACTTACTTATGACTAATCCTCAAGGAGAAGTAGTAAATGTAACCTTTTCTACTTTTATGAATATTTTTCCTAATACAAAGGAAAGTCCAGAAGAATACATATATGAAGCTTTAAGTCAAATAATCTTGAGGAAAATGAGAATACAGAAAGACTACAAGAAAACTAAGGTTAATAAGATTAATCAAGGTACTTACTTTAAATTAAAACCCACCGATACTGCACCAGTATGGGTAAGAGACCATTTTGATAGAGCTACTCAAACTTATGCCTGTCATAAATATGAAGACTCAAATCATGAGACATTCTTAAAGGGAAATCGAGACATATACATTAACTTTACATTTTAATCACATGAACTTATTTAGACGAAAGAGATGCTGTAGTGAACTCATTGCTATTAAAAATGGCAACTTAGTATTCAAATTGAGTAATACTCATATCAATGCTGCTTATAATACTTTACAGGCAATAATGAGGAAATCGGGTATATTCGATGAGAATCTATATTTTGACTTGTACCGAGAATATAGAAGACATTATGCTATATACGACGTAGTACCATCGTTGCTAAGGTATAAGCTACCATTGATATTTTCAGGTAGATATCCTAAAAATCTATTCGATAATCAGTTTACCTTTGAGGAATTGATACCTAATGCTTTGGTATATCATAACTTACCAGAAAATTTCAGATTACCCGAAAGCTTAGAGAAAATCCTTTTAGAAGTCAAGAAAAGGGTATCTGCTTATATAGACCAAGATGGCATATCAGACCAGGGTTATAGGGATTTGGTTCGAACAAATTTCGTAAAACAATGGGATGTATTTAGAAAGGACCCATCTCTTATAGATTGCTATATGGATGCTCAATTGGGCATGCTATATATGTGGGCTAGAGTAGAAAATAAAACAATAGTAAAGAACATAATCGAAAGAACTCAAGATGAACTAGCTTAAGAGTTCTTATCTAAAAATGACGAATATGGAAAATAAAGAAAAGTTTGCCTTCAGAAATGTAAACATGTCTCAAGGTGTAGAGGTAGAATTTATTAAATTGCTTACCTCATTAGAGACTAAAAGTGATGAAGATATTATTAAAGCTTTTAAAGCTCAATTATCTTCTGGAGTATTAACTTGTCATGCAGAAATGTTATCTAGAACACCAAATCAGATAATATTTCAAACATCTCAATTCAGTAAACCCTATAACTTTTACAAAAACTGGGAATTATGGGTATTCTCTAATATCCTGGGTGTATGGACTCTAAATAGGTTTAGGATATGATTACAATGAAAAACCTCCAAGTAGAGGATATAAAAGATGAATGGTTATATAATGCCTTAACACAGGGCATCAAGGAATGTATAACTGCTCCAGTCCTAACTTTGGACCCAACAAAACCAGAACCCATTAAGAGGGCAGAAATGATATTAGAGAATTTCTCTCAGGAGGATTCTCCAGTAGTAGCTACTGTAATTGCTCCAGGCAATTTCATACAGATGATATTACCGAAACATGAGATACTTCTATCGGTAATGTTTATCTATAAAGAGAGAAATACCTATGTACAACTCATAATACAAAAACTTGCTTATGAACGAGAAAAGATTACCACCAAGACTAATGGTTCTGTTAGTAGTACTGAAGGGTGAAAAGGTATATAAAATACCTCTCGAATCAGGAATAAAATTGGACCATCTAAAAGATTTCAATACACTGAGGAGAATCTTTGCCCCTTTAGTACAACTATATCATGGAGTAGGTTTTGATACTAGACTTACCTATGATGAATTTAGTATCTTCATTAATGACCTACAACATTTAGGGTATGAAGAGTTTAATAAGTATTCCTCAGGTATACAAGAATTGGTAGAAGCAAAACCCATCACTGAAAATGACCAGGATATTAGGGAAATACGGAATGGGTTACTTACCTCTCTTAAATCTCAGGAGTTATCAGAGATATTAGCTACTAAACTAAAGCAAGCCATACATGAAGTATTTGAAAACGAGAAGAAGAAAGGTGGGCTAATGGATAAGGAACCCTCTTTAGAACCTATGGAGAGTTCAATCATAAGAGAGGCTCTATACTTGCTAACTCCCCAATTACCCTAATAATTGAAAGGCAGTCTAATCCACTGCCTTTCTTAGCGTATACACATCCTCAGCCTCCTTAAAAATAAAATAGATATATTTTTCTATAAAAATAAAAATGCTTATATTTGCATATCATTTTAAAAATAGACAAAAATATGAAAACGAACTCAGTAACTTACAATCAAGCAGACGAACTAACTAAGGTAGTTCGCAATTTCTTAGAAAAGAAATCTACATTTGAACTTGACTCCGATGAAAAGGGTCATCTCTTAAATCTTCTAATGGGACTCTTAATCAAACTAGAGGATGATTACAAACTCAATTGCTTGGATATTAATCAGGTACAAATCTATGATACTACCTATTATTCTTTCATTTTCGAATCAATCATAACTGTCGATACTAATCCCTATAAGGGGCAATTAGCATCTGCTGCAGTTCAATTCATGAATGAATTTACCGATAACGATGGGAGGTTCATATCATTCAATCAACTCGATAGAAACAGCTGGATTTTCCAACTTAATTTCTCAATCGCATGACAAAGTATAACGTTAGTCCATTAGTTGCTCGGGAGATAGAATTCTCCACGGGCACTATCTTTGGTGGTAGTTGGTGCCGATACTTTATTTCAATCACCCTACATCAATGCTATATAGAAGCAACATGGAAAACCCGTCCTAAAAATGATTTAGACGGGAACAAAGAAATCTTTAACTCTTTACAGGAGTTATTATCTAGATTGGTTTGCTAATCTTAAGAAAACTTACGGAAGGAGAATATCCCGTAAACAAATGGTATATGCTGCATACGATGAAACAACACGTACCTTCAGTTACAAACCCTACGAGAATTGGGCTACAAGACGTTCTAAAGAGAAATTAAATAAGCCCAAGGAACCAATGCTGGCCGATGAATTATACTAATCCCTAACCAGTTAATATATCCTCTGGGAGGCACCCAAAACACCTCCCAGAACCTCCCTATTTATAAAAATAAAAGTAATTATAGAAACAAGTTTAGAAATAATTTTGTATATTTGCAGTGAGAAATATTTCTCAAATAATTTTAAATATAGACGTTATGAAAGAATTAAAAAATTTAGAGGCCATCCGGGAACTGCTTGCTTCTCATCCCATTTATACTTATGATTACTCAGATGGTCTTCTCATTAACAAGGAAGATACCAATATCCAGGTTTACTCAATCGACTTAGAGGATGAACCTTTTGCTGCTTATATCTCAGGATATATCATCACATATGCTTCAGAGGAAGTTCTCTTCGAAAATCTCCGGGAAAACATTATTTCTCACATGGACTTAACAAAGGGTGCCGACGACCAATATTATGATTATTCACCCGCACAGGTAGAGGCTATCTTATTCGGAATCCTTCAATTAACCCCAGAACATCAGGATTATATCATAACCGGACTCAAAAAACATCTCCGGGAATTTATCCAAGACGATGAACAAGATGAGGACATGATATCCCAATATACCAACATTTATAATGCTATCGAAAAATGGGAATCAGATCACCGAGAAACAGAAATCTTTCAACAACTTGCAGTATCAGAATTATTTAACCAACTAAATAAATAATCACTATGGTAAACTTATATAAATTACTCAACGTACTGGAACAGGGCATGTCTCTGTTCCAACTTAATAAATGGAAAACCGAAGGCATCTGGTATCCAATCACCCAATACAAAAAGGAATCAGATGAAATACGGGTAGTAACTAACCTATTTATTGCTGACCAGGAACAGTACCATATCCAACTATCGGGTAATTATCCAGAAGAATCCGATGACTGGAATAACTTTCTAGAGGAAAACCAATGGAAAATCTACCCATTACTTGCAAACATAATGCAAGTCTTCTTGCCCACAGGGAACTATCAGATTATGTATACCCTATATCCACAAGGGTTCATATCAGTAATTGCTAAACCCATAAACAAATAACATTATGATTACCGAAGAACTTAAACATACCTTAGACTCATTACCTTCAGGGGTACATGAACAAGCCAGGGAACTGGTAAAAACTTGGAAAACTGCCGATGGTCGAATAGTAAAAGAAATTTTTGAACTCTCAGAAGAAGAGGGCGATGAACTTCAACAAATTGCCGATGAAGCTAAGGGTAAACTATTTACCCTATTATTTGGCCCACTCTATCATCATTACGTATCTCAATATGTATTAGACCAGGACTATTTTGAAGAAGAGGAACAATTCATTGAGGACCTATCAAAATATTATAACCTATGACACCATACATCAAAAACCAATTAATCAAACTATGCGACCATCCCGAATGGTTTAACTATATGCTAACTATATGGGATAACAATCCCGAAGAACCTCATACGGCTATTCGCAATTATTTATCCCATGTACAACTAGATGGATTACTAGAAAACACCAAAATAGTACATGTATCATTCAATGGAGATGAACCTAAACCGGGATTCTACTTCGAAATACCCAAAGATCCTAATGTGTATCTCATACTTGGAATCTTGGATGAAGATGAACTCCCACATACCGTACTATTAAGTAAACCAAAGTTTAACCCTCAACTCAATTAATATCATGAAACTAACAATAACAACTTTAGTCATTATCGAGGATACTAGTGATAACTGTAATGAACTCAATCTTTGCTATCATTCTTTTCAAGAAGACCCAAACAGGGCTAAATCAGAAATCATAGCTGCAGTAAATGGAGTATACGCCCCAGATAGGGTATTCAACACCATTGAGGAAATCCAAGAATACTTCGAATATGTTCACCTTGAATCCCAAGAGATAAAATTCATTCAAACTACCACTGCCATAAAAGACATATAATATGGAACCAATCATAACAGTAAACCAATACCCAATCGGATGGGAATGGCTAGACAGAGTACCTCTAGAGGACTTTAACTGGCTCATAGACATATTTGCTACGATGACCGATAATACAGATACTTATGACTTTGTATTTTATGAAGATTCAGAAACCTTACCAGGACATCTGAAGAGGATATGCTCAGTAGACAAGATATCCTTAGCTAACTTCCTAAACGAAGACCAAGGCTATAAATCAGGTATATCAATGTACGGTCACTACATAGCATGTAAATGCTTAGACATATCCTCAGAAAGGGAATACATGAATCAGTATACCGATATAAGAATCCTAACCAATGAAATAAAACCATGCTAACAAAAGGTAAATTCCTGGTATCTTTCGAGGTACCAGGACACACTAAAGAATACACAGAGGGTTTCACCGAGGAAATGGTAATCCCATACAGAACTGAGGAACTAAGGCCATATCTAAGGTACCCCAACCAAAGGATAAACAACAATCACCTTCACTCAGAACACATAAGATTACAAATAAGAGATATACTACAGATACCCCTAACAGATATAACCATAATCGATATAATATCACTACCATGAACACTATCTATCACATAATCCGAATAATCCTATCCGTAGGAACTATCCTAACCCTCATACGCAATGAGAAAATATACCAAGCCCACAAGCATACCCACCCAACAAACAAAATAAGGTATATCATCTCACAGCTAATAATCCTAACCCTATACACCTCATCACTAATCCTGGTATCCTACACATATAGGATTATACTAAGATACATATAATAATACTAAAAAATTATAATCACTAATCCTACTCATCGTAACGATCTGGCTTCTAATCCTAAATGAAGAAGCCTACCTAACAAAGAAATTCATCTACAGAATGAATCTAATCGTAATCCTTTTAGTATATGCCTTCATACAGGTATACCTAATCGAATAAATACCCACAAGGTACCTGGAATAAATACCGGGTACCTCCCACACCACCCAACACAAAAATAAAACAAAATCATACTAACGCTAACTATGTTACATAATACCTAACTAAGGTACATAATATAATACCTATCCCCTCTATAACTAATATACCATCTATTAATATAATAATACCCAATACATATATCAAGGTACCTCACCGGGGGTTTTGGGGATTTAGGCAAACAAGGCTAGGCAAACTTACCTTACTATACAAAGCCACTCAACTCACCATATAGCCACTATACCATCTAGCTCTACTACACACTTTAAAGGCAAACTCAAAAAGGCCTAAAAAGGCAAATAAATCCGACCATTAATGGCCTCTAAATCCGATTGCCTTGAGTACCCTTGATATGTATTATATTATAGATTGCATTCAAGGTAATTCGAAGGTAGGGGATTATATAATACAGATATGTTATGTAGCTTCTATGTATGTAGGTAGTATAGCTTTAGTACATCGTCGATTAATGGCCATCACAATTTACCTTGATTACCTTCACCAAGTTATTATATTATGTATTATATAATAAGTATTGGGTTGGGGATTAGGTAAATAGGATATTAGGTTTTAGGGCTAAATGGTTTATAGGATTTAAGGCCTTCAAGGGGCATATTTAGGTAATATTCCTAGTAAGTATGTAATTTATTTGCTTAGTATTTATATTAGGGATATTTGCAGAACTCTAGGACAATTTTGTGATTTAGGGGTACCTAGATTGCCTAGAGCCATTAGGTATTATATAATATATTAGTTATAGGTAGGGAAGGTAAATGGCAATCTCCATTCATGGCCCCGAGGATATAGGTAAATATAATTCAAGGCCCTTAATAACCTACGAAGGCAATTAGGGTTATTGCATATATAATATATTATATTTATATTTGCAGTAAGAAAATAAAATAATAATCACTTAAAACCCATTACCTATGAACACTAAAGAATTATCAAACCGATTAACACAAATCGTACAAGGCATTACTAATACTCAACCTATTAGGATTAAGGCTACTATCGAGGTTTTCCTTGAAGAATTTGACCCAAGCCAGAACTATCTTCTCTCTATTTCAGATATAGAAGGCTATGAGACCCAATTTATCGAATTCGAGATTTGGGACAAAAATGATGGTCCTATACCTGGTATAAAACTTTTCAAGGATTTCAACATTTACCTTGAACGAGAATATTGCGAATACTAACCAATTAACCCAGGCCTAACTAAGGTTCTGGGTTTTTACTTAGCCTAACTTAGTAAGCCCTTATAGGCTATCCTAATCTCTATAGGCTTACCATAGTCCCTATATGGCCTTATTGAATTAGGACCTAATAGGTTTATAGAGGGCAATAATAGGGATATAGCTAATCGGCCTTAATTCTTTATCACCTTAGTCGATTAATGGCCTTCAATATACAGGTATATAATACACTCTCAAGAGGACAGGCATAGGCCATATAGGATTATCCATATACATATCATATATGCCCACTACAAGGCGTGTGAAAATTACCCTTGTGAACCCCCAAAATTAAGTGCAAATATTAAGTGCAAATATTAAGTGCACAATATTTTCTATTTTATGAATTTTTCACAAAAATAATTTTGAAAATAAAATTATTCATTTTCTCAAAAATTTTTCTTGAAAATGTTTGTAGATTAAAATAAAGTTCGTATCTTTGCAATGTGAGAAAAACAAAGCGATATTTGAATGAATTTTTAATTAAAACTTTTTAAGAAAATAATTTTCTAAAAATTTTGTAGATTAAAAAATAGTTCTTATATTTGCAATGTGAGAAATGAAACAAATACTACCTTATTAGAATAGTTTAAAAAATCTTGAGGGTCTATTTGAAAAGGTAATAAAAATAATTAATAATAAAACTTTCAAGTAATTTAATTATGAAAAAGCAAATTAATAACGTGAATGTAGAAAAAGCAAGTGCAAACGCAAAAGCAAATAGTTTGATTGCTTTAGACGTATTGAAAAGCGTTAAAGAAAAAAATGCAGGTCTTTTCAAAACTTCTTTAGGGACAAAAACAGAAATTTACAAAAAAGAACTTTTTGAGGGTGCAAACGAAAAGCAAATCAAATCGTTACGCAAAAAGTTCAGAAATGTAACTTTCAATTTTCTTTTAACGATTGCAAACAATGCAGATAAAAAACTAATTGAGGGCTTTATAGACTTTTATAAACAAGTCTATGTTTTAAATGATTTTTCATTTAATTCTATTGCAAGCGAAAACACTAAAGAAGAAAAGAAAGCGATATTAATAAAAGGTCTTGAAATCGTGAAAAACTCTTTGAAGTAAAAGAAAATCAGATAAGGAGTAATTTACTCCTTATCATAAAAAATAAAATTATTATGTTATTAATTTTGTTTGTTATCTTATTAGCTGTTTTTGTTAGTGCTTTATATGTAGTTTATATTCTTTTAAAACCAAATCATAGAATAATATCTACTATTATTGATGTACAAACTTTTCAATTAATTAATGTAGAGCAATTTCTATTGCTTGAACAAATAAGCATGAACTATTTAAATGAAATTGAATATACAATTTATAAAAAATTTTCTTTTAAAACTTTTTTACTATACTTATGTTATTGTTTAAATGAACAATTTATAAAAAATTTAAATAATCATTTAATAGGATAATTAAAAAGCAAAGGGACACATAAAAAATGTTTGTCCCTTACTTTTTATTTTTAAATGTTAAATTTAAGGGAACCGTACTCCCCTTTTAGTACCACAACTTTCGAAGCCCTCACATTAAGGGGTACCTTGAAGGCAAATACACATTTTTAGTACCACACAAAAATCACTCCTCGTATTAAGCCTAGATATCCCACAACCACACATGCTCACATAACACACAAAGAAGCCAGGGATGTTAGGTCTCTGGCAACTAATTAAAGTATAGCACGAATTAAATCCTTAGTCCTATCTTTCCCAAGAACTCCTCGAACCTTACCACCTTTCTTCTCATAAAAGAAAACATAATACTGTTGAAGATTCCTTAACCACCATCTCTTAACTTCACCATACCCATCAAAATACCTTTCTATACAATTCATATCCAATTGGGTAATCCATATCTGATACCAAATCCGATTATCCTCTTGGCATTTAAGAATCCTCTTTTCATTATCCTCCCTAATTGTTTCAACCTTCACCATCTTAATAATCCTCCCTCACTGATTTTAACCTACTGGTAATATCTATTCTCCCAGTAACCTTTAACACCCTACTATTTTTTCTCTTTAGGTATAAATATCTTAAATAATCTTCTGCCCTTTCAATTGCCTTATCCTTATCAAGGAAGGTTTCTATATTACTCGAATACTTATCTCTAAGTGTAAGCCAAAACACCAATCCCAGGAAGGAATACCTAATCTTAATGAAGTACCTTCCTCTGCTTGTATGGTAGTAAATCTGATACTGATACTTTCTCATAATTCTTTATATTGATTATATAATATCATAGACTTCGGATTATCCCTCTGGTAGATTACAATATCAAAGTTCTTTCTATAAACCAAAAACTTATAAAAGATATGGAAGAAACATTATTCAAACTAGCACGTGCAATTACAGATACAGGTACAGATACTGTATCTTCAGATGGTGGTACTATAACCTACCGTATCACTTCCCTCAAAAGGAAACTGGTAAATGGCAAAGTAATTTCAACCTCTACACCCTCTTGTACTTTGAGCTCAGCCTCCGTAAGTTGGGCTATTTGGGGAGGAGTTACCGTTGGAGATGGTTACTTAGATGTAAAAATTAACTATTCAAAAAATACTGGGTCCTCAAGGTCTACTACTCTGATATTTGCCCAAAATGGGTCTAATAACAAAATCAATCTCACAGTAACTCAAGGAACCTCCTATAGTGGATACATAAAAATGGTTTCAAACACATTGCCTTTAGGTAGTGATAAATATAATACTGCTCAAATCATTGTGATGGCCTATTTAAAGGGTAGTGATGGGTCTAAAAAGCCAGAAACTCCCCATGTGGGTAGTGCTCCCGATTGGTGCTCAGTATCCATTGCCTCAGTGAGTACTCTTGAGAACTATTACAAGTTATCCCTGACCGCTTTATCGAGTAATCAAACTGGAGCTAACCGTTCAGGGCATATCTTCTTAACCTGTGGGGATGCTAACCTTAGTATACCAGTAACTCAGAAGTCACAAGAGGCTTCAACATTCACTCTCTCTGGATTGCCCACAGGTACAGGCTACTATCTCTTTGGCAGGGGAGCTAGGCCACAGAATACATCATCTCCAGATCAGATGTATCTACAGGGTCTCTCAGCAACTGGTACTACTACTATGAAGATTCCATTCTATGCCAATGACTCAGAACCTGGTTCTCGAATAGAATGTACTACTGGAGATGAAGTAGCTGTATATACTAAATCAGGTGCTACCTGGATATCAAAGGGGTCATTTATAGTACCAAGTGCAGGAGGAACAGCATCAATAATCTAAAAACATTATACATTATGGAAAATAAAGTTCTTAAATTAGGGGGGGGGAGATCTACCCAAGATGTATATGCAGAAATAAGACAGGGAAGCTCTGAGAGATGGACAATACAATCTCAAAAGCGTAAGTATGTAAATGGCAAATTGTCCGGGGTTATTGGGGTTGGATATACTGCTAGCATCAATAACCCTGACTATCTTTTAGAAGAAGACAAGAGTAACAATGAGATTCAGATTACTGCACAAGATAACGGTACTTCTGGGCTTTGTATACTTACACAAAATGAATCTGGTAATAAAATAAATCTACACCTTACTACTCCCGAAGAAAAAGAATATTGGGAAATACATCTTAATCCTATAGCCATCGGTGGAATAGACACAAGTGCTTTTTTTATTACTACTACCAATATTAATGGCGAAAATGGATCTATGGCTGAGGGTAACCTATATAGGGATTGGATAGTAAATCAAAATAGATATATGATTAATGTCTATATGTCTCCTATGTACCCGGGAAATGTCGACATGCTGTCTTGGTCCTGCTTTGATAAGGATGGTAATGCTTTTTCCCCTAATTACAATTTACCCGATAACCAATACTTTACAACAAAAACAACTGGATTGGGTTCCTATACTCTTACAAAAGTTTCAACTCCCCCTGCTAGCAGTGATACTCCTATACTCTCCAGTAGGTTTAACCCCGCTAAAAAATATCCATTAGATTTGAACTTTTATTGGGGAGCTCCAACCTAAGACTTATATTGGGATTAAGATAATATCCCAATTATAAAAGCAATTACCCAGAATATAAGAGCCAGTGTATATGCAACAGAATATCTATGCCATGGATACCAGCAAGTAATATAAGAATCTACTTTTAGTATTTCTGGATGTTCTTCCTCGTATTTTTTATCCTCTTCTCTAGAACTGTATTTATGAAATACATAGAAGGGTAAGAATACGAGGAAAATTATTAAAGCAACTGGGGACAAGAGTAGGAGAAGAATCTCCCACCCTTGCATTGATGTCCCAGCATAATTACCATCTCTGTCAAAAAAGTATCTCATAGTAATTTGTATTTTATGTATCTGATTAATAGATAAATTGGAAATAGAGGTAATACTATCCATACCGAGATGAATAAAACGAGAGAGTGTATTTTGTGAGTATAGGGTAAATAATCCAAACAAACCCTTACAAAAAATACAGTGAACGGTAAGCATACCAAATAAATTATTGCTAATACAGTAGTCATTGTTCTTTGAGGTATTTGTTAATAATCTTGGTAAGCTTCTTATCAAATTCAATCATCATATTTAAAGCATCCGTATCTTTCATGTTCTTTATCTCCTTGTCAAGGAATTCTATATTTCTCCTAATTGAGAAATAAGCCTTGTATGCAAGGAATACCTTCTCATTTTCTTCGGTAATAGGGAGAACTTCTCCTTTTTGCCCATCTAATCTTGGATATGTATTATCAGGACCAAGAGTTCTTGCAACTTTTACCCGGTTACTGAGCATTGCAAATCCACCTTTCTTATCAATAGATTCTACTGTTACTTTCTCTGTGAGGGGTCTTCCTGATAATACGAAGATAACTTCATCACCTTCTTTGAGCTTTTTGATTTCTTTCTTTTCTTTTTTCATATCTATTTTATTTAGAAATTTTCTTTATGCAAATATACTAAAATTATTCTTTATTTATTGCATTATCTATTTTATTTTTTATAAATTCATAGGCATTGCCCCGGTAATCCTCTAGCATTTTGTATTCCTGTGGAGATAGAAATATTCCGTTTACTTTAAAAGCATCTCTTAGATGCTCTGGTATAGTGCCCTGGTGAGCGATGTTATTATAACGGATAATGAAAAGTTTCTCTTTATCTTCATCTATAACACCAAGAGTGTTGACTGGTTGGAGTTTAGTTTGGTAAATTCCCCCGAAAGCCGAGGGCACCATTAAAATACTTCCTGGTATTCTAGTTATCCAATGGGAATAATCGGGAGTAATTACGGCAATTTTCTTCTCTTTTTCAAGTTCTTTATCATAAGCTAATCGATTAAACCAAAAAGCACATTTAAAACAAACTTGTTTTCTTGCCATAAGTTGGGGAATCTCTCTAGTTTCATCGAATTCCTCTAAATTAATCGGTTTGCCACATATCTGGCATTCATTTTTCTTGTCCATATTGCATTATTTTATAAGTTATATATGATAATAGAACCTCGAAACATCCTAAAAATGGGTTATAAGCAATACTTTTGTTACTAAAATTGAACCATTAAAACTGATAAGTTATGGATAAACTAACAAATGAAATGATTAAAGACCTTGCTATTCGCTTAGGTCTAGAACCTGCTCTATTGAAAGCTGTTCAATTGGTAGAAGCAGCAGGTAGAGATGGGTTTTTAGCTGATGGTAGGCCTCAAATCCTCTTTGAGGGTCACATTATGTACAAAGAAGTACATAAGAAATTCCCTGACAGAGATTTATCTTACCTTTGTAAGAGATATTCTACGATTTTCTTCCCTAAATGGGATAAATCGAAGTACTTGGGAGGTGTACACGAGTACAAAAGACTCGAATTAGCCAAAGAAATTGACGAAGAATGTGCATTGAAGTCTGCAAGTTGGGGTATGTTCCAGATTTGTGGGTTCAATCACAACCTCTGTGAATGTAAAGATGTCTTCGAATTCGTTCATAAGATGTCAGAATCTCATGCAAATCAACTAGAACTCATGTATTATTTCATGAAAAACTCTGGTTGTTTGAGTAATCTCAAAGAAAAGGACTGGGCTGGCTTTGCCAGAAAATACAATGGTCCCGGGTATGCCCAGAATGCCTACGACCAAAAACTAAGAAATGCTTACGAAAACTTTAAAGGTAAATTATGAAAAGATGTCATTTTAACAGCTGGGTAGCAAAAGTATTTCTTTTCCCCAGTTACAAAGCAATTACTCTGGTGTATAACTCATTCTTCAAACACAAAGTAGAAGAGTGTAAACCCGATGATATCAATCATGAGTGTATTCATCAGATACAACAGATTGAATGTAGTATAGTGGGTTTAGTACTCGGTATCATACTTTGGTTATCATTCGGTATATCCTTTTGGTGGGTAGTGGCTCTGACTTTTGGATTCTTCTACCTTTGGTATGTTATTGAATACCTAATTATCCTGTGCTTTGCCAAGTGGGATAAACAGAACGAAAGATATCATGATGTAAGTTTCGAAGAAGAAGCCCACAATAATGATAAGAATCTGAGTTACTTGGAAGACCGTAAGCCATTTGCTTGGATTAAGTACATTAAATTGAGAAGCTACAAGAAATGAAAAAATTAAAAGTATTAGGGGTGTCTGCTGGTGCAGGCATCCTTTTGTTCCCTTTTAGAAAGAATTTGATAGCTAATATAGAAACTCGAGGAGTATTTTATACTAAAGGCTTAGAGCAGTGGAAATTGAACTTTGGTGGTATACCATATTATAAAGATGAAACCTTCCCAGATTGTAAGCCAGACATCATACTTTCAAGTCCAGACTGTGGAGCATCTTCTATTATGAGGCTTTCAAAAGTAAAAGAATTGGGCAATCCCCAAGAGAATAAATCCCTGAATCTAGTAATTCAATCAATCTTACATTATAAACCTAAGATATTTCTTATTGAAAACTTACCTCGTTTGCTATCTTTGCTCCCAAAAGAATATCTTCAAAAAACTCTTGAAGACTATAAACTTATTTTTCACGAAAGAAGCGTTTCTGACTACGGTAACTCACAGTTATCACGAAAGAGATTACTTATCATTGGAGTACATAGAAAAACGGGTAAGAAATATTTGAATGCTTTTGATGAAGTATTTCAAGTAAAAACTCCAACAACTACTAGAAATCTACTAAAACCACTCACATTCTCTCAGGAAAATAATACTAACCAGATCCCGTTTATGAGTAAAACTCTGGCAATGTATGACTATCGGAAGCTTCCTGAAAAGAAGAATCTTACAGTAGCAAAGATACATAGACTCTGGGTTAGAGATTTTAAAGATGAAAAGAAGTGGCCTATCAAAACTGCAAAGATGAGTACTCTCCCAGGAGTATATCGATTGGAGTATGATAAACCACCATTAACTCTCAGACCTGCAGATAGGCAATTTAGACCAGATGGATACCCATTGGGAATCGAAGACTTCAAGGCAATTATGGGATTCCCTGATAAATTCGAAATTTACCTTCACAAGAATGGTGATACCTTCGAGGGCGATTTTAAGGATTACCATTACTGGCTTAACAAGGCAAGGTATACAATTGCCAAAGGGGCAGTAGGGGAAATAGGTATTTGGTTCAAAAAATGCCTCAAAAAGGCAAATACCAAGAAACCTTGAGTTTCAGCTTTATATATAAAGTCTTATATATAAGTTTCTGGGGTGCCTTGAAATATATAGATATATAATATACTACGTATATATATCTATATATTTATCTGCGTATATATAGCTATTCATATATCATATCGTAAGTAGTATATTTGGATATTATCTCACTTCGTTCGATAAAGGTAATCGCTTAGCGATTACCGAATAGATAGTATCATTAAAGCGTGCGACTATTTCAATTTGAAAACTTAATACATCGGATTATGAGAATGATTAATGCAAAGTACCCAATTACCGAATTGAACATTAACAACATCCTTAAGTTCTTTCGGATTATTTATCGGAATTTACCTTCGATACGTTTTGAGATTATTGAAACCAAAAGTACTTTTCAATTCAAGTTCCACATCATTAAGTCAAACTTAAGTCCAGTAGAACGTTATTGGTTGAAGAGTAAGATTAAGAAATTCATCAAGTATGAAGACATTTAAGAGGGCCTTGTTCATTGTACTTCTAGGATTTACTATTTACCTTTGCTTCAGGAATTACAAACTTTCTCGAGAGGTTGATTCCCTGGAACTAGCGGTCAATGAAATCCCAGATACAGTATACACAGAGAAACCTTTCAAACCAGAGAAGAAGTACTCAGAAAAAGTTGAACCAGGTAAAATCTTAGTTCATGATAATAAGCAGCCAACTCTCTTTCCTGATTCCATGCTAAGGCAGCCAGTTATCAGTAACCAAGATTCCCTGGTTCAAATTGTTTTGAAGAAAGATAAGTTGAACTTAAGTCTGTTCAATAAGGAGACTAACACTTATTCAACTAGATTATTCCCAATCGACTTAGATAAGTACAACTACAACTGGTATGAAGGTCAATTAACTCGAAAGAAAGTTGCAAGGTTATCACTTAGTCCATACGTTTATGGCAAATATAGACCTTTCAATAATCTCTTCGATATGGGAGCTGGTCTTTCAATCAAGACTAAGAGATTTAATTACAAATTCGGAGTCAATACCTTTTACTACCCAAAGATAAAATCTGGTATAGGTACTGACATCGAATTTCAAATAACGTATAACTTTTAAGTAATGGCAAAGACTATCTCAGAAACTAGAACTACATTAACTCGGGAGGAGCTATCAAACCTATCCCGAGTTTCTAGTGATGTTTTCTTTTTTAGCCTTTTTTGCTATGTGATACATCCAGTAAGAGGAAAGGTAAGATTTGATTTATACCAATTTCAGAAATCAGTTCTCTACAATTTCATTGCCCAACGATTCAATATCATTCTCAAGTTCCGTCAGGCAGGAATTACAGAACTTATTTCTATGTACTGTCTTTGGTTGGCGATGTACCATCCCAACAAAAAGATAAACATTATCTCTATCAAAGACACAACTGCTAAGAAGGTGCTTAAGAAGATTAAGTTCATGTACAAGAATCTTCCATGGTACCTTCAAACTCCCATAATCAATGGTAGAGCTGGAGAATATGGCTCTGCTTCCATGATAGAATTTGATAATGGGTCATTTATTGAATCTATTCCGACATCATCCGAAGCCGGTCGTTCGGAATCCCTTTCTCTTCTGGTAATTGACGAGGCAGCAGTAGTAAGATGGGCTGCTCAAATTTGGGCTGCTGCATTCCCTACCCTTTCCACTGGTGGAGCTGCCATCGTCAATTCCACTCCCTATGGAGTTGGTAATTTCTATCACTCAACTTGGGTAGATGCCATTGCAGGAGGTAATCCTTTTAACCCAATTCGATTATACTGGCAAATGCACCCAGAACGAGATATCAATTGGTATAACCAAATGTCTTCTGCTTTGGGAGCAAAACGAACTGCACAAGAAATTGATGGTGACTTCTTATCATCTGGTAATACAGTCTTCGACTTAGCCGATATTAAAGCTATCGAAGACTGCCTTAGTGATTACCCAGTTATTAAGAAGAGATTTAATGGTCAATACCGACAATTCTGTGAACCCGAATCAGATAAAGAATATTTCATTGGTGCAGACGTTTCAACTGGTAGAGCTTCTGACTACTCTTCATTTACTTGTATGGATAAGCTAGGAGAAGAACAAGTAGTATATAAGGGAAGAATGGCAGTGGGAGCTTATGCTAAGTTACTTGGTGATACTGGGAAGTTGTTTAACTGGGCAGTAATAGCTCCAGAATCCAATGACGTTGGTTTATCAGTAACTTCTAAGCTTCAAGACGAAGGCTACCCTAACCTTTACTACTACCAGAAGATGCTAAAGAAAAAAGGTAAAAGTAGACCTGAAATGGATAAATCCCCTGGTTGGTTAACCACCCAAAAGAATCGTTCAGTGATAATAGAGAACTTGGAAGAAGATATTCGATTAGATCACGTAATCATTAAGGACCCATTCTTTGTACAAGAAGCTTATACCTTCATTTATGATGGTTTAGGTAGACCTGTTGCAATGGGTAAACATAGGGCTAACAATTCAGCTGTAGATGTAGACCTTGAAGGAGATGTATATGCCGATGATGATATCTTTGGAAAAGCAATATGTAATCACATAAGGAAAGGAAAAACTAACGTAATCGTACAACCAAGATGAAAAAGTACTTCAATTTTAGTTGGGGTTGGGGACGTAAGAAGGACCCTCCCAAGAATGGTACATCCTCTAATAAAGAGGAGAAGCCTGCCACATCGATTTCGCCTGGTAGGGTTTCAGTTGACGATGATAGCGATAACTTAATTACATCATTACAAGGGTTGACTAAATTAGTTGAACCCTCTTTTCGTGTTGATGTGATACCTTTAATTCGGGATTTATATAAGGTAAATCCTGATATGGGCATTGCATTGCAAGATATGTTTAAGTTAGCTAACACCAGTCATACAGTAACTTTCCCTAATAATACCGATGAAGAGGCTTCAAAGATGAGAGAACATCTTAAGAAAGCCACCAAGGGATGGACCGGATATACTGCTGGTATAGATGGTTTAGTTAATAAAATGATTGTTCAACTTCTTGTAAGTGGGGCAATATCCGTAGAAGGAGTACCAAATGATAAGCTTGATGGTTTGGCTACTGTATTATTCCTTAAGCCAGAACACATCAAGTTTAAACGTGAATTAAATGGGGTGTATGCTCCTTACCAAAAGAATATAAATTTCTTTGTTAAGCAACAAGATTACATTAAGCTTAACCCAGAAACCTATTTCTATGTTGGTATGTTCAATGATACCGATGAACCTTATGGAGTTCCTCCATTTATGCCTGCATTGGATTCTCTCAAAGGACAAAATGATATGAAGATTAACTTCAAACATATCATGGAGATTTGTGGTATGGTTGGTTTCTTAGAAGCTAAGATGCAGAAATCTCCACAAAGACCAAATGAGAGTATAAAAGCTTATGAATCCCGATTATACCATGAACTTAATATCCTTAAACGTAATGTTAAAGAGGGTATGAAGGATGGAGTAGTTGCTGGTTACATAGATGACCATGAATTCAAACTAAATTCTACTACTAAGGAGCTCGGTAATATCGAGAAGCCTTGGAATATGAACCAACAATCTGTAGCAAATGGGTTGGGAGTTAATGGTTCTATTATTGGGGTATCATCTACTATTGGTGAAGGTGCAACTGGTATAATGCTGTCTAAGATGATTAGCCAGTTAAAAAATATCCAAATGCTTGTAGCTTATGTATTAGACCGACTTTATTCTCTAGAACTGCGTCTGGCAGGCTTTAATAATAAGGGGATGAAGATTGATTGGGGAACTTCTACAGTTTCTGATGAAGTTAAAATCCAACAAGGTCTTCAGTATAAGATACAGAACCTTGACTTATTGTATAAGGCTGGTATCATTAGTCAAGAGCAATATGCTTGGGCAATGGGTTATGATTCTCCTGATGAGAAAGAACCAAGAGTTTCACTTGAGGACCAATTTGCTAAGGGAGGTAATATAGACCCCCAAGAAGGAACTAAGAAGAAACAAAGGCAAGATGATAAAAACCAATCTGCTCGTAGGTCAAGAGATAAGAATAACCCGGCTCCTTCTCGAGGAGACCAAAATACTAAAGCAAGATGAGTAAATTCACAAAGAAAAACAAAGAGCATCTTGATTCTATGGTGATAGGTCAAGGCCATACCATTATGGCTGGGTATATCCCAGAAGCAGTGGGAGCCCAGACTTTCTCAGAGAATTATTACAAATGGAAAAATCCTACACCGGATTCCATTGCTCAATTTGGGTTTTGGGGAGGGGATATAGATTATAATACTTACTATCCCAACCTAGACAAATCGGAACTAACTCCTAAGGACGAAGAGTTTATCGAACCAATGTTCAGATTACTTTCGGAAACGATTGTATCTAAGAATTGGAACCCGACAGACTTTGGTCAGAATGGAGTACTAAAGGCTTCTATGAAGATGTTGCTTGGTCAAACAGTAAACTGTGACCATGAAACCAACATCGGTAATGCTATTGGTGCTGTATCACAAGTAATGTGGCAGGAATCCTATAAAGACGGTAGCTTTACTATACCCGCTGGTATCAACGGTATTCTGAAAATCGATGGTAAGGCAAACCCAAGAATTGCTAGAGGCATCCTTATGGAACCTCCTTCAATTCATAGTAATTCAGTTACTGTACAATTTAAGTGGGATAAATCCCATCCCCAAATGGGAGATAACGAATTTTATCAGAAACTGGGTACTTATGACTCTAAGGGAGTTATGGTACGTAGAATTGTTACTGAAATTGTTCGTTACCTTGAGACCTCACTAGTTTCACATGGTGCTGATTCATTTGCCCAGAAAATTGGCTCGGATGGTAAAATCATTAACCCAACCTTTGCCAAAAGAACTTGGGCATCTTATGAAGAATACCGAGATGATAAATCGAAGCAATACTTCTTTACTGATTATAAATCAGATTTAACATCATATCAAGAAAAGAACGATACTCAGGGTTCTTTTAATGATAATGATGCCAATGATAATCATTCAAATAAAAATAACATGAACGAAGAATTACTAAAATTTCTTGAAAGCCTTTTCGGGGATAATATGCTTACCCTGGAAGAAGGTAAAGAGATGAATCAGGAAAATGTAATTGCCTGCATTCAGACTTTGGTATCATCCAGAAACGAATTGCAAACTTCGGTAGATAATCTTACTACAGAGAAAACTTCTCTTACGGAACAGATTACCAACTTGAATGCCGAAGTAGCTAACTTGAAGGAAATGGCAACCGTAGGAAAGAATCACATTGCTTCTCTACGTGAAAATGCCGTAGAAACCTACAAGAAGTTGATGGGTGATAAGGTAGATGAGACAATCGTTACGATGCTCAATGCCGAGACTACTGGTATTACTACTCTTATTTCCTTGACCAAGGATTACCAAGCTCGCTTGGAAGAGAAGTTCCCTCTCACTTGCTCAAAATGTGGTTCTAAGGACGTCAACCGTGCTTCCTCAATTGCTGAGGATGATACCGAGGGTAAAACTGGAACCCAGGGTACTGATACCCAACGGAATTCAGAATCTCCGAGTACTAAGAATGTAATCGATAACTTGTATCGAAACAAAATCAAATAACTAATATAAATAATCCGCGTTATGGAAAAAACTAAAATCGTAAACGACCCTCAGCAACTTACTCTCTTTGGGGAAAGAACCCCGAGAGCGGTGATTTACAAAAGTGAGTCACACAAATTGCACCAGGCTTTCAATGTTAAAGCTGGAGAGAAAATCGTACAGGGTATGCCAGTAGCTTTGAATGAAGAAGGTTTGATTTACCCTTGCACTGATACAGCTACTCAAGTTTATTTGGGTGTAGCAGTAACGGATAACGTTAACCCTGCTTATCAACCTCAAAGAAATTTCCCGGTAGAGGTAACAGTAGCTATGGAAGGTTACATGATTTGTAACTGGGTATCAAACGGAAATATCGAAGCTGGCTATGTAACTCCCAATGGAGAATTGCTTAACGATAGATTCGTAAAAGCTAACCAAGCAACTTCAACCCAGTTCATTGCCCTTAATCCAGCAGAAGAGGCAAATGAGGTAATTCAAGTACTCATCAAATAAGAGAAAAGAAGTTATGGAAAATAAAATAGATATTACAAAGTTGAAGGCTCAAGATTTTATGAATGAGCTGCCGGAAATGGTAAGAAGCTTGGAAGCTGTTCGTTCCGGTTCACAGGACAAGAAGCCTGTAGAGGTAACTTTTGGAGAATTGGTTACCGGTAAATGGGGTATTTCAGAAGATGAACTTTTTGAAAAGATGGGCATCAATCCAAAAGTGGACACGATGCAGAACATCTTTACAATGCCTCAACAGAATATTCGTTGGATTGTTCCGGAAATCATTCGTGATGCTATCACATTGGGTATGCGCCAGGCTCCGTTCTATCCGAACATCATTGCATCTGATCAACCAATCAATGGTTTACAAGCAATCATGCCGATGGTTAACATGTCGGATGCTGCCCCTGCAAAGGTTAATGAGGCAGAAACTATCCCATTGGGTGATGTTAGCTTCGGACAGAAATCAGTTAGCCTCTTCAAAATCGGAAAAGGTTTCAAACTTACTGATGAAGTTCGTAACTATGTTTCGCTCGATGTCTTGGGAATCTACCTTCGTGATTTTGGTGTTCAGTTGGGTTATGCTCTGGATACTCTGGCTATGGACGTTGCTATCAATGGTAACAACCCCGATGGCTCTGAGTCTGCACCGGTAATCGGTGTATACGAAACAACTAATGGTATCACTTACAAAGACCTTCTGCATATTTGGGTACGTGCTGCTCGTATGGGACGTAACTTCCAAACTATGATTGGTGGTGAAGACCAGGCAATCGAAATGCTGAACTTGCCGGAATTCAAGGATCGTCACTCTGGTACTACAGAAGCTACCCTGAATGTTAAATCTCCTGTTCCCAAGAATGCTGACTTCTACATTCACCCGGGTACACCCGACCAACAGTTGCTGTTGATTGATACATCTGCTGCCTTGATTAAGCTTACTGCTCGTCAGTTGATGCTTGAATCTGAAAGAATCGTTTCTAACCAGACTCAGGCAATCTATGCAAGCTTGACTACTGGCTTCTCTAAGATGTACCAGGATGCAACTCTGTTGCTGGCTGCTGACAAGAAGTTCTCAGAATTCGGTTTCCCCGAGTTCATGAACATAGACCCATATTTGATGGTTAACCTAGAATAATAAGGGACGTCCGGTTTCATCTATATAAATTCCCTGAGAGGGTAGGTAACTAAAAAGACCTATCCTCTCTTTATTAATCATTTTTAAATCTTAGGAAATATGGCTAAAGATAAATATACAGTAACTGTGGGACCAAGAGCTTACAGTTTTCATGACCAATCAACTGGTATTACCGTTTGTAGAGGAGAAGACAAGGAACTCTCTCGTCGTCAATTCCGTGCACCAAAGATTCAGAAGGCAATTGCCTCTGGCCATCTGATTATCATTGCTGATAAATCAGAAATCGAAAAGTATTCAGAGGCCGACATCGAAAAGTTGGATAAGAGACTGAATGCTCAGTTCAAGAAAGGCATGACTCTTGAAAAACTTGCAAAGGGCTATTCCCTGGAAGAACTGAAACTGGTAGCAGGTCTTCATGAAATCGTTGCCGAGAAAGATGATACAGTAGAAACACTTATTCAGGCTTTGCTGGAAGAATTCGAATCCTCTTCTAAAGGGTAATATATGAAAATTACATAAGACAGACTAATATGAATAACAATCTGGACTTTTTGTACGTTACGTCAGGTCTGGAAGTTTCATTCAGAGTCATATCCAAAGTCCCGGCCAAATCCATTTTTGACTGGGACTTTGGCGATGATAAGGGAGAGGTTTTCAATGGTGGAAGACATGTTTCCTATTCTTATGAAACTCCCGGTTTCTATACAGTAACCCTACATGTAACCAACTCTAATGGTTTAGATATCACCGTAGATAAGACTCTGGTAGTTTGTGATTATGGTCATACGGCATTAGCCGATACAATATATAACTTAATCGACCACTATATTCCTTCAGAGATATCAGAGGGAATGACCAGGGAAGATAAATCTATCTACATCACCAAATGGCAATATTATATTGGTCCTCTAGTAAATCACCAAATTCCTGCAGATAAGTATACTGATGAATTATGGTATGAAGCACTAGAAAACCAATTAATAATGGAATTGGCAGCATGGGACTTTCTCAATGTGAAGATACTTAATCTATTAACAAGTACTTCAGAATACCTAAGTCAATTAACTTCTACCAAAGAACAAACTGGTGATGGTACTTCTAAACCCGAACTTGCCCGAGGTGATAGGATAAAACAAATCACTACTGGGCCTACTGAAGTGCAATATTATGATACCTTGGCAGATGCTACAAGTTCCCTATGGAAAACACTTTCTCAAGCAATGCAACCAGGTGGATTAATAGATGAATTAAGGAAGAACCTTTGTATGTTAGCTTCACGATTGGAAATCTACTTACCGTTCTGTGATGAAGTATTTAGAACCGTAGTCCCAAAAGTAGTTAACAGAAGGCAACCTGGAGTATTAGATGGACCCAACCCAAGTGCTCCAGTAAAAGGTGGTAAGAAATCAATCTTAACTAAGTTATGACAAAAGAACCCTGGAGAATGGTAAAGAACCGCTCTTGGGATAGATACAAGAAAATTATCACTGACTTCTTAGATTGGGATGCTGGTAGGCAATCCATAACCTGGGCCAAACATGTTAATCAGCTTCTCAGTCATGCCGAAGACAGTATACCTAAATATTATAACATCCAAATCGAGGCATTATGTTACTACAATGCTTTCAGAAACTGGCCTATCAATAAGGCAACTATTTCAGGAGAATTGGATGATGAAAACTTATCAATACTAATTTCTAAATCTTATATAGAACAAATCGGTTATCTTACACCGGAAGGTTATTGGGATTTTAATTGGGAACAAGATAGGTTTGTAATTAATGGTATAACGTATAAGCCTTCTGGAGATACTCAGACTGCTCAGGCAAAGGATGAGGCTTTAGTTTTCATGGTTATCCTAAAGAGAGACCGAGATACCAAAGTTGAATTTGTAGAATAAAAATAAAGTATATGGCAAAGATGTTAGTACTGAGGTGGACACCAATTACTACAAACAGTGGAATTTGGTTTGATAGTAATCGGGTTATCCTCAATGGTACCTCTGGAGTTCATATTGAAATGAAAGGTAATGGCAATGATGTAACGGCATTTCAATCGATGACCGGAAACAAATTTGTCACCTGCTTTCAAGATTACTTCGGAGATATCTGGGATAAAATAATACCTCATCCTGGTATAGGCCAGGTAATAAAGTTCCGTGTAAATAGGCTTCCTGATTATGCTTGCATACGGGGAGATATTGAGGACGGTGGAGATGTAGACCCCGAAAATCCGGATGTACCAATGAATGCCTTCTGTGGTTCAGAGGGAGAACCATTCAGGGATATCGATTCTGAATTCTTACTGGGTCGTCAACGTGCAGTAATTAATCCTTAAATTTTATAAAATATGTATGTAAGTAAGTATTATACCTGCGAAGAAATAGACCAGCGGTTATTACAGGGTTACTATGATGACTTTGTTAAAGCTGGCTTTGGAGGAACTATAAATGAGTTCTGGGCCTTCGTACTTTCTATCAAGAATAAGGTAGATAAGAAAGAAGGATACGACTTATCGAAAAATGATTTTACCGATGAGTTGAAGGCTAAACTTGATGGCATCGAAGAACATGCAAATTATATCACTAAAGTTTCTCAGCTTGAGAATGATTTGAAATATCAAACCGAGGAAGAAGTTAAACAGATGATTAGTGATTTGGTTGATGGTGCTGATGATGCCCTTGATACTCTTAAAGAGTTGGCAGAAGCATTGGGCAATGATCCCAACTTTGCAACTACTATCACTAATAAATTAACCGACCTTCGTACTGCTTTAACTGAAGAGGTTAATCGGGCTAAGGAAGCTGAAGCTGCCTTGGGTGCTGCAGTAGCCGCAGTTCAGGATAACCTCGAATATGGGTTAGACCAAATCAATAAGAAGATTGATACGGTTAAGGCAGACTTAAAAGCTGAAATCGACAGAGTTGAGAAGAAGGTAGATAAGAATGCCGAAGACATCAAAGACCTTAAAGATAAGGTAAATCAAGATAATGGTGAACTTGAGAAAGAACTCAAGGGCCTTATTCAAAAGGAAAAAGATGAACGTATCGCTGCCGATAATGAGATTAAGGAAAGTGTAAATAACCTTAAGACTCTCCATATCAATGATAAGGCTGCACTCGAGGCAAAGATTGCTGAAGAAACTGCAAATCGTACCAATGCAGATACCGTACTGGATTCTAGGATTAATGAAGAAATCACTAATCGCCAGGCTGATACTTTAGCTCTTCAAGGTAAGATTGACCAAGAGAAGGTAGACCGTCATTTTGAGGACCAAGTTCTTCACAATGAAATCTCTAAAGAGGTAACAGACCGTACCAATGCAGACAATGCTCTTCAAGGTAAGATTGACCAGGAAGCTCAAGCACGTACTGCTGCAGACCAGGTATTACAGAACAATATAGATTCAGAGGCTACTGCTCGTGCTGCTCAGGATTTAGTTCTCGAACACAAAATTGAGGATATAAAAGAGCAGGGTGTAGAAGACAAAGAACAATTGCTTAATGCTATTGCTGCCGAGGCTGCTGCTAGAGAAAAAGGTGATAAAGACCTTGATGCTAAGAAGGTAGATAAACGTGAAGGTTATTCTTTGACTAAGAACGACTTTACCGATATACTCAAAGCTAAATTGGATGGCATAGAAGAAAAGGCAAACTATATTACCCATCTCTCTCAGCTTATCAATGATGCCGGTTTCCAAACTGAAGAGGAAGTAAATGCTGCTATCCAAAAGATTATTGGTTCAGCACCTGAAGTACTTGATACTCTTAAGGAAATTGCTGATGCCCTTGGAAATGACCCCAACTTTGCAACTACCATCACTAGGAAGTTGGCTGCAATTACAGAACAGGTTAACCAAGAAATCGAAGACCGTATTGCAGGAGACGAGGCAAACAGTGCTGAAGTAGCTGCTGAAGTTCAAGCTCGTAAGGATGCAGATACTGCCCTTGAAACTAAACTGAAAGAATACGTAGACAATAAGTCTGCTACTGGAGATGCTACACTCGGAGTTGTAAGAGATAACCTTAATAAGGAAATCCAAGACCGTAAAGATGCCGATGCAGTAATTCAGGCTAACTTGGATAAGGAAATTGCCGAAAGAAAGACTGCTGATGAAGCATATACTCAAAGTCTGGCTAACGTTAACCAGCGTATCTCAGACTTGGCTTTGAGTATGCAAGAGTCTATCAATACTTTGCGTAATGAGCTTACTGAGCAGGTAAATGCCAATACTACGGCAATCGCTACTAATCAACATAATATAGAAAGAAATTCAGAGGCAATCACAAACTTAACTAAGACTGTAGGTGATAACTACAAGGAAGTTAAGGATATGATTAACGAAGAAATCGTTGACCGTACGAATGCCGACAGTGCTTTGAGTTCTCGTATCGATACTCTCAATATTGACCTTAATACTGAGAGTGTAGAAAGAAAAGCTGCAGACCAAGTTCTTCAGGTAAATTTGGATAAAGAAGTAGCAGACCGTACTGCAGCCGATAAATCTCTGAGTACTGAGTTCACAGCTAAATTAGATAATGCTAAGCAGGCTTTGGAATCTGAGGTAGCTAGCCTTAATACTAAGCTTGAACAAGAAAAGGAAAACCGTATTGCTGGTGATAATGCTTTGGGAGTTCGTATTGATTCTCTAGAGGCAGGTAATACCGATGCTATGAATGAATTAAAAGCAAAGGTAAATGCTAATACTACTGCTATTAATGCAGAGAAAGACCGAGCAATTGCCAAAGAGACTTCACTTGAGGCAAAGATTGATACCAACCTTCAGAACCATAAAGATGATATGGCGGGTATCAACCAAAATATACTTACCGAAAAGAATGACCGCTTAGCTGGTGATACTGAGTTGCAGAATAATATCGATAAGGAAGCTACAGAACGTGCTAACCAAGATACCCTTATTAATAATGCTATTGCTCAGGAAAAAGCAGATCGAATTGCTGCTGACCAGGCAATGGATGGAAAGAAGGTAGATAAGGTAGACGGTAAAGTACTTTCTTCAAATGACTTCACTGACTTGCTATATGCCAAGTTGGATGGCATCGAAGAACATGCAAATTACATCACTAAGGTATCTGAGTTATTAAACGATTCAGATTTCCAGAGTGCTGAACAAGTAGAGGCTGCTATCCAAAAGATTATTGGCTCTGCTCCAGAGGTACTTGATACTCTTAAGGAAATTGCTGATGCCCTTGGAAATGACCCCAACTTTGCAGCAACTATGACTGCTAAGCTTACTGAGTTGGAGAATAAGCTTGAAGCTGAAAAGAATCTGCGTGAACAAGGAGATAATACTCTGCAACAGACTTTCACTAACTTAAGTAATACTCTTACTACTACGGTAAATGAGTTGAGAACTTTCGTAACTGAAACTCGTACGGAGCTGTTAACTTCCTTGAATGCTACCAATGCTCTGGTAACTCAGAATGCTGCCAATATTCAACGTAATCTGGAATTGATTCAGGGTATTCAGGGTAACATTAATGGTAACTATACTGCCATTGCCGATTTGCTGAATAATGAAATCGCTGCTCGTAAGGCTGAGGATATTCGATTAGAAGCAAAGATTGACCAGAATACTTCTGACTTAAATACAGAGAGAGAGGAAAGAAAGGCCGCAGATAAAGTTCTCCAGGATAACATCGATGCAGAAGAAGCTGCCCGTATTGCTGCCGATACAGCTTTGGGTAAACGTATCGATAAAGAAATTCAGGACAGAACCGATGCTGATACTGCCTTAGATAATAAATTCACTAACATTACCAATGACCATGAAGAAAGACTGGTAGCTGAAGAAGGTACTTCTGATGCTTTGCCTGATACCATGGTTACCGATGTTAGTGCTGTAACAAGAACCGGTACCCAACTTTCTTTCAAGGTAAAGACTTCAACCAAGGATAATGCAAATAACCAATATGGTGAAGAAGTAGAAGCTACCAAGAACCTACTCCCGGTAACTCAAACTCTTGCAGGAGTTATGTCTGCCGCAGACAAGGTTAAGTTAGATGGGTTAGACCCCAATTCTCTGACGGATATCTCTGCAGCTTCAGATGCTAATAAGGTAACGGTAACGGTAACTAAGGATAACGGTTTGAATGCTGATACTACCGAAACTTTCGATTTGCCTCAGGTATCGGCTACTAAGGCTGGTACGATGACTGCTAAGGATAAGGTTGAGTTAGATAGAATCTCTACGGCTAACTTTGCTCTTGGTGCAGTAACTCCCAATGAAACTACTGTTGGCATAGCTGCTACTAAGACCGTAGTTGAAGATGGTACAGTAGAACAGAATCCTATTACATTGCCTGCCTCTACTACAAAGAAAGCTGGTGTACAAACTGCAGCAGATAAGAAGCTGTTTGATTCTATACCAGATAATATTATTATCTTATCTGGTGATAAACCAGTTGAGGTAGGTCAACAAAGCAGTCATGTTACTTTAACTCATAATTTCTCTTCTAAAAAAGAAGAGGGTATTTATACTCATGAGCCTGAAGATTATAAGACTACTTATATCCCAGCAGCTACTACAGAGAAAGCTGGTGTAATGACCGCCCAAGATAAAGTTAATCTGGATGAGACATTACCCAATGCTATTGCTCAAGAGGTTCAGGACCGTAAAGATGCTATCGAAGCTTTGGACGGTAAATCAGAAGCCGCTCTTGCTCAAGAAGTAGCTGATAGAAAAGCTGCAGATACTGCTTTAGATACTAAGTTTACTAAAGCTGTAAACAATGAAGCAACTGCTCGTACTTCTGCTGATACTGCATTGGGTGCAAGGATTGATAAAGAGATTGCTGATAGAACTGCGGCAGACACTGCCCTTGATAATAAACTGCAGAATAACATTAACACTCTAAAAGCTAAGCATGATGCCTTTGTAGCAACTAAGGGTAAGGCTGATGGCTTTGCTCCATTGGATGGGAAGGGGTTAGTACCTGCTAACCATTTGCCTTCATATGTAGATGATGTACTTGAAGTATATGCTACCTATGATGTAAGCCCCACTGGAGGTCTTACTAATGTTCAATTGTATACGGATGCAGGTCACCAAACTCCCGTAGTTGGAGAATCTGGTAAGATTTATATAAATGTTGCCGATGGTGAACCTCCATACCAATTCCGTTGGTCAGGTACTAAATTCGTAGACAATAATACTTCTTCCCTTATTATTGGAGAAATTGCAGGTACTGCTTTCGAGGGTAGTAGAGGTAAACATCTTGAGGATGTGGTATCTAGTATGCCTAGAAATTTAATCAGTAATATTTCAATAGCTAACAGAAACAAGAGGAATATAATTATTCAGTGTAATTATTCTTCTTTAGATGACCAGGGTCATTACATAGATCAGCCTGAGGGGATGCTTATTCCACTAACCAATGCCACTACTCAAGAAGCCGGTTTGATGGAGGCAGAAAGTGTAATAAAACTTAATCAAACCCTACCGAAAGCCATAGAGGATGAACAAGAGGCTCGTATTGCAAAAGATAATGAGCATGATAAACTAATCAATAGTTTACCTCAGGAGATAATGACGGTAATAAACAGTGTTACCCAAAATACGAATAATCTCGGATTAAAGTATTTTAGATGGGTAAAGAATACCGAAGAGGGCTCATATAGTAGAGGTACAGATGTGAATGTCACCATACCAGCAGCAACTAAGACTACTGCAGGTGTAATGACTGCCCAAGATAAGACTAACTTGGATAATACGGTACAGGGGTTGGCAAATGAGATTACCAATAGAACTAATGCTATCAATGCTCTTCGTACAGAATTGAAAACTTACGTTGACGATTTGATTGCTGATACTGGTTCAGATGTAACTGCCCTGGAAACTAAGGTAAATAACCACATTGCCAATAAATCTAACCCTCATACAGTTACTAAGGCTCAAGTTGGTTTGGGTAATGTTAACAATACATCGGATGCAGATAAACCAGTATCTACTGCTCAGGCTGCTGCTATTGCCAATGCTAAGGCTGCAGGTACTGCTGCTCAAACTTCTATCAATAGCCATGCAGGTAGAAAGGATAATCCTCATACAGTAACTAGAGCTCAATTGGGATTGGCAACTACTGACCAGGTAGTATTTGCTAAGACTACTGCTCCTTCCGGTTTCTGGAAAGAGTCTTCAGATATTCGACTCAAAGATAACATTAAAGATTTGAATCATACTCTGGACCAAATTTGCCAGATACCTACTAAGTCATTTATTATGCTTGGTAAGGAGGATGAGGGAACTATTGCTCAGAACCTCGAAGGCTTAGGATTTGGTAAATATGTGGAAGAAGTTCCAGTAGAGAAATCTACGGTACCTAATCCAGAGGAATTCGAAACCTTGGAAATCAACGGAGAAGAATACGTACTCGTAAAACAAGTTAAATATCACAAGATGTCAACCTTGGCAATCGAGGGTGTTAAACTTCTCTATGATGAAATCAAGGCTTTGAAGGCAGAGATTCAGGAACTTAAAAACAAATAAATCTTATGGGAGAGATAGCAACCTGGAGTGCTGTCAAAACTAAAGTAGGCCTTGGTAAGGATGGCAATGACTGTCCTACCAAGGCTGAATTGTTAGCACTCTCCCCTACAGGAACAGGGGAAAATTATGTGGGGTTGGAACTATCCAATGCCGGTTCCTATGGAAACAACGAATGTGTCAAACTCGAAGATATTCATAAGGTAACTTATAAGTATACATTTACAGCTATAAATACTTCCTTTACTTTTCCTGCCATAGGTGGAGAATCAACCCCTGCTAGAATAGGTTTAACTTCAACTAAACAAAAGTATTGGGATGGGGTAGCTCAAGGCTCTTCGGTAACAGTGGGTCATACCGGAACAACTTTACCAGATTGGTTAAAGGGGTCTACTGATCCTATGGGGTTTATGGCTACCGAAAATTTAGCTCTATCTTCAAGAGCTCATACTAGAACTTATATTCAAGATGAATCTGGTAAAACTGTTTCTGCTACCTTCACTCAAGCAGCAGCCTCTCAATCTTGGAGTTATGGTTGGAGTGTAACACCTACCTCTATGTCTTTTGGGGCTACTGGAGGTACCAAAACTTTTTCAGTTACTTCTTACAAGCAAGAATTAAGAAATGGGCATAATTATGGTAACCAAATAGCTTTAATTTATACTAGAGCCAACTCTGGTAGCGTATCTGGAAGCGGTACTTCTGTAACTATGGGTAATAATACCTCTACCAGTACACGAAGCGGTACGGTAACTTTAACACAAGCTGAAACTAATGGGAAGGCAACTATCAGTTGTTCTCAATCAGCAGGTTATAGAACCTATAGTGAAATCACTGCAAGTGGAGGAAGCGTATCCGATATACCTGCCGGTGGAGGAAGTAGAAGTTCATTCTCAAGTATGCCAACTTATTCTCAGACTTGGGGATGGAATGGTTCTACAACTGGAGGAGGCACAATTACAAGCGGTGCTAGCATTAGTTATGGTACTGCAGTTAGTGCAGGTTCTTTGGGAACTACGGTTAAATCTAGAACCCAGGTAGGAACCCTTACTGGTACCTTATCACTAAATGGTAAAACCAAATCTGTAAGTGTACCAGTATACCAGGCAGCAAACGAATTTACTGGGTATACTTATGGCTCTTGGAGTGTAAGCTTAACTGCAAGTTCTTATACCATCGGTAATACTGGAGGTAGTGTAACTTTGTACCCCAGTGCAAGTAGACCAAGATATGCCAATTATACTTCGGGTTCAAATACAAGAGATGGCTCTGATAGTGCTACTCCAAGTTTAAGTACCAATGGTACCTCAGGATTTAGTCTATCAGGTACTACACTTAGGGCTTCTGAGAATACCAGTACAAGTAGTAGGTCTATTAGAGTCTTTGCTAACTATGATGGGGCTTCTGATTATGTAGATATCACTCAGGGTGGTGCTAGTGTAAGTTATAATTACTACTTTTATTGGAATGGTGCTGGTGCAAGTGAATCCATTCACCATGCTGCTTCAGGGGATACTTTATCTAAGACTTTTATATCCTATAAGAAAAAAGTAATTAATGGTTCCGAAACTTCAGATACTTATGATGTAGATGTAAATTTGTCTGGTACTCCCTATTGGTCTTCCGTTACAGTTAGTGGTAAGACTGTATCAAGTAAAGCTTCAGAGAATATCGAAGAATCATCAAGATCTGCTACGGTTACAGTTACTCAAAGGGAATCAGGTAAAAAACTTACACTTGATATCACTCAGAATGCTGCAACAATTATTTATGAATACGTATTTAATTTGGTGTAATAAAAATACAACACCATTCTGTATTTAATGTATAATTAACCTAAGTATTAATCTTTAAAACCTTACAATTATATGGGAGTAGAAGTAAAAGGTGCCGGTGAAGGCGTAGTGATTGCCGATAGAGGTAGTGATTGTTGTAATAATCATTCTGGTTAGGGCTCCGGATGGGGTGCCGTCGGGGGTGCATTGGTAGGTGGTGGCTTTGGTGCTGCTGCAGTTTCCGTATGGGACAAAATCAATGATACCAAAGCTGACATTCAGAAAGTAGAATCTACGGTTCAAGAAGCAAAGGCAGGTATCTACAAAGATATCTCTGATGCTGCTCGTGGAGTTACTCAAGAAATCAGTGGGGTAGCAAAAGATGTTGCCGGTGTTGGTAGAGAAATCCTTAACAACCGTTTCACTACGGAAAGAGGTCTTTGTGATTTGGGCTACAAAACGAATTCGGATATCCGAGATTCTCGTGACCAAATGGGCGCAGGCTTCAATCGTGTTATGGACCGTCTCTGCAACATGGAACACCAACAGTCAGATTGCTGCTGCGAAACCAAAGGCTTGATTAAAGAAGTAAAATCTGACTTGGCTCTTCAGTTGGAACGTTGCTGCTGTGACCTCAAGAAGGGCCAACAGGAAATCAAGTGTCTCATCGAGAATACTGCAAAAGACCAGGAGATTGCCCGCCTTAATCGAGTAGTAGATGCTCAGAGAGACCAGAACATTATCAACCAAGTGGTTGCAGCTCTGAAGACTACTAGAGGTACTACAACGTCATAACCAATTGTCATACCAGGATGATTAGAAAGGAGTACATCTATCAGGGGTGTACTCCTTTTTTCGTTTTAACCACTTGAACTAAGGAATTATGGAAAAAGAACAACTCACCGAATTTAAGATACAGTTAGCTCTACCGGCTCCCACTATAGAGATTGCACAAGAAGTAGCAAACAAAGCTCAGGTACTCATTAATCAATTTGGATACTATCAATTCTTAAACCTGGTAGACTTCATGCAAAAGAATCCGGGTGCAGTTTCATTTGGTTTAAATTTAATAAATAGAAAATGATTATGGACGAAAGAACATTAATTTTCCAAAAGTTACAAAAGGGTGAAGTAATCTTTACCTTAGAGAAAGACAGGAGGTCTGGTTATCCCATTTTCGATACCGCAAAGATTGTGAAGGTAGGCGAGAGTAAACCCATGGCATCCGGTACTAAAGATGGCTTTGTTAACAGTATCGAATTAGTGATCCAAGATTCTGTATCACAGCTTACAATATACCTACCTTCACAATCTGATGAGGGTATTTATAATGGGGTATATTATACTACCGATATAGTGAATATAATTAATGAGGTTACTATACAAAAACAAAATGCCTTAAATATACTTAACAATCGACCAAAGTTTGAGGCAGTTGTTTCTGAATGTGATAATATTCTCAATTCAATTAATCAATCCCAATCTGCTCCAAGTAGACCTGCTCCGGAGTTTGATGAATTTCGGCAATATATCGATCAATGGCTAACCACGCAAGAAACTCTTTTACAAAGGATTGCTCAGGAGTTGGGATTAGATAAACCCAAATAATAAATAAGAATTATGCCAAGTAAGTCGGTTAATATTACACTATCGACTCCAGTTGGCTCTCTAGAAATATACGTAGACAAACGAGAACAAGCTCGTGCAGAAAGGTTGATTGCCAAAACTCCAAGTATCTTAACCAAAGGTTATGCGAAGGGTACAGAAAAGTTTGGTAATCAACTTCTTCGTATAGTAAGACGAAGTTTGAATACGGGTGTTCCACCAAGAGGTTCAGGAGTATCATGGCCACCCCATGCTCCAGGAACCATTAAAAAATATGGGGATCACACTATGTTACACCTTACTGGTCAGTATGCTAGATCAGTTACTTTAGTAAAGGGTAAAAAACGGACTTTTGTTGGATTACCAATTGGAATCAAGAAGATTACTTATACTGGTAAGACTTCTAGAAAAACCTTGAACCAGATAGCTATCATGTTAGAATATGGTAGCAGGGATGGTAATTTACCACCTCGTCCTCTATGGGGTCCTGCTTATAAAGCTGCTGGTGGAAAAGCAGCTTTACAAAAGGAGATACGTAATGCGGTTAGAAATGAATTAAGGAAAGTAAAATAATATGTCGGATTTCGAAATATCTTCTTTATCAGGGACTGGTCCTGCTACTATTAGAGTGAAGCCTAAAGCAGCTAATGAATCAGAATCTAATAAAGAACAAGTAATAAAAGTGATAGTTCAGGGAGTAGAAAGGGAAGTTACTTTTACACAAAAGGGAAAATCCCAAGTAGTAGAAACTTGGAAGCCCTTCCTTACTATTTCACCTGACAGTGATAGTTATACTTTTGATGGTACCAAAAGGCTTGAGATTTGGGAAGTATCAGTTTATAGTTATGAACAAAAATATATTGGTGGTGAACCTCAAGAAGAATATAGAGCCTTAGATTGGACTGTTGAAAATTCCTTGGATTGGTTAAATATAACCAAAGAGATTGGGGAAGGTAATAATGCTGGAAAATTAACAGTTAAGACGCTCTCTTATAACAACGAGTATGAGGCAAGCACTTATAATCCAAAGGAAAGAAGCGGTGTTATACGAATAGTATCTCAGGCTGGTACGAAAGATATAACTATAAAACAATCTCCTGGTAAAAGAACTACTGAGTATGGTTTTGAACCAACTCCTAATATACCATTCCCCGGTGTTGGACAAGGCAGTAGTACTGCTTCTATTAGGGGTGTAAAGGGATACCAATACTACCATATCAATGGTTATGAAGTTGCTAAGTTTGTAAAACAATTTAAGATAACAGACATTAGTAAAACCATAGAAGGTACTCTTCCTGCTCCTGGGGCAGACCTCTTTCCCTATAAAGTATGGCTTACTGATTACCCATCTAATATAAGTACTACTTGGGTTAGTGAATTAAATTGTACTGGCCATCTTGAAACCAATATATCCTCGATGGGGGGTATAATTGTAACTTATAACGGGATTATAAATGATACTGGTAGCCATGAAGTTCAACTAAAAATTAGATTAGGAAATTAATGGTAAATTCAGAAGAGATAGTAGAGAGAACTTTTTATATCTCTTTACTAAGTACAATGTTAGAAATGGGTCTAACTTTGAATCCAGAAGACTTCTTACCTTTGTCTCAAGAAAACGAAAAAAGATTTCAAGAGGCAATTAAGAATATGAAGAAGTTTATACCCCTATTTGGTATCGGGAATAATCAAGTGAAAGGCCCTAAAACTCTCCCAAGAATAACCCTAGAATTACAGGGTTATTATGCTGGGGATATTGGTGTGAACAAATACATCATTGGTGATAGACTTGAAGACGGTAATTACCAAGCTTCAGAGTTTCCTTATGAAACCAAAGATATTACCATAGATGTACATCTAGTTTCTCAAACTCAAGCAGATATGAGATTACTACATACAATCTTATATACTAGCTTACCTGCTAGAGGATACATAAAACCTTATTTCAATGATTTAGAGGAATGGGACAAGGGCAGGCTTGCATCAACCGGAAACCTATTCATTGAAATTGGTAATTATTATGATCATCCAGATGTAGAACATGGAATACTTGAAAAGGTATATACTTACATATGTAAAGATGGTATTCTTCCAGAAAAACCCCTGGAAGAAGGTATACTTACACCTATCCAGGATATATCAGTTCTCATTGGTTTGTTAGAACAAAACGAAAATGAAATGTTAGAGTTAAAAGTATCTAAGGTATAGGTACAATACTCTAGGGTATAAATTAAACGAGTAATTAACTTTAATCACAATAGAATTATGCCAACTTCACCTCATGTTGATTTTAAGTTTAAGAACAACAATGTTCTTCAAACTACTCCTATGTTAGGAGTTTCTTGTGTATTGGCTAGAACTACTAAGGGCCCTTATGATGACCCATCAGAAATCATCTCTACATTCTCTCAGTTCCAAAGAATCTATGGTTCTGAAATTGTACCCGATGGTTCTGTATCAAATATCGAAAAGGCTTTGCAAGGTGGTTCTAAGCTTCGTGTTATTCGAGTGCTTGGTAAGGGAGCTACTCAAGGTACAGTAGCTGCAACTGCGGGTAAAGCTAAAACAGTTGCTAAATCCGAAGAGGAAGGTATAGCACCTGCTTCTGCTACTCCAGACCCTGCTACTCCTGCAGCATTGATAACCATTGCTTCTGGGGGAACTACTTATAGTTTGGGATTGGTAACCAAAGGTTATGGAGACCCAATCGGTAGTACTGATACCTTCCAGGTAGGTTTCTATAAACAATCCAATACCTTGTATTATAGAATCTATTCAGGCAATGGCCAGGTACTTGAACAAGGTCCGGTAGTAACTTATAAAACTGCCGATGATAACAATAATACTTCGGTAGATTACCTTGCTCTTAGTGCCTTTGCTAAGAACTCAGAGTATATCAAACCGGTAGTAGTTGCTGGTTCATCTTTTGAGAACTTAATCAAATGGCTTACCGATAGTGTAGATGGTACAAAAAATGCCGTTACTGTAACAGTTGGGGGAGCAGCTCCTTCAGATACCGAGAAACTATTTACCGGTACCGTAGGTAGTGCTGGTTCTAACCCTACTGCTGATGAATGGATCGCTTCATTGGATTTAGTAAGGGACTACACTGACTTTTACCAATTATTCATTTCCCATATCTCTCAACACCTTACTACTGATGCTGACGTACTCAAGGTATATAAGGCTGCTGCAGATATGGCAAAAGAATTGATGGAATGGGTACTGTACATAGAAGTCCCAAAACACTTAACCCATTACACCCAGGGTACTCAACCAAGAGACTATAAAGCTCAGGTTACTTGGGTACAGACTTGTCTTGGTACCGTGGGTAATTCCAAGTACATTGCTTACTTTGGAGGTGGCCTTAAGTACTACAATGAGAACGGCAATCTTCAAGATTCTGATGTAGTGGGTACCATTGCAGGTTTGGGAGATGCTTCTGCTACTCAATATGGTCCTTGGAAATCCTTTGCTGGTATGAACCGAGGAGTTATTGGAGATGCAGTTGGGCCCGTATGTCCAAATTATGGTTCTCCTTCTCGATATAATGAACTGAACACACTTGCTCAGAATTATATCAATGAGATGGTAATCAAAGATACTCCCGATGCAGGTAAACAAACCATGCTATGGCATTGTTTCTCTTCTCAGGTAAAACAGGATTCAGAAAGATTCCTTTCAATCGTAAGATTGAATTTGTATTTGAAGAAGTTCCTTCGTCCAGTACTTAACAAATACTTGGAAGAACCCAACGTTTGGGGAACTTGGAAAAGAATTTGGTTGGAAGTTAAACCTACATTAGATTCTTTGGTAGATGAAGATGCCATGACAGAATATACTTGGATGGGTGACCAGGATGCAACTTCTTGGGATGATCTTTCCGTAAATAACGAAGCAGATGCCCGTCAAGGTAAATATCGTGCTATCCTTAAGTATAAAGACGTAGTTCCTATGCAAGAGGTAACTATGGAGATTGTAATTGATGCTGCTTCTAAGTCGGTATCAGTTGTAGAAACAAGTAATAACCTATAAACATATAACGATGGGAGCAAAAGTAAAAAATCCACGGAAGAAATTCTTGTGGAGTATCATGTTCCCCAAACACCCTATCAATACTTATCTATTCCAAAGTTGTACTTTGCCTGATATTGAGATTGACCAGGTGGCTCATGGGGATGTCAATAGAGATGTTAAAACTGCTGGTAGGGTTACTATAGGTAATCTTATCGTAGAGAAACTTATGACTACTGCAGGTTCAGATACCTGGCTTCATGACTGGCTCTATTCTTGCCAAGACCATATAGTTGGTGGTGGCTTAGTACCAAGCCAATATTGGGAAACGGCTATTGTAAACGAACTTGCCGAAGATGGAGTTTCGGTTCTTAATACCCACGTCTTCGAAGAGGTATGGCCATGTAAGATTACCGGCTTAGACTTGGACAGAATGGCTTCAGAGAATACCATAGAGTCCATAGAGTTCTCGGTGGGTACTGCAGACAAATACTAATTCCTTAGTCTATTTTCACTAAGATTCGGTGGAGGGGTGGGATTCCTGTGATAGGAGCTCACCCCTTTCTTGTTGTTATACGGAGTACTATGAACATTTGTAAACATTAAATATATCAAAATTATGGAATTTAGAACATTTAGATTTACCGGACCCTCTGGTTTCGAATATGAAATTAGAGAACAGAATGGAGCTGATGAAGACATTCTCAGTAACCTTTCAGACATGAAAACTTTAATGAACCTTACCAAGTTCATTGCAGCAATCGTAATTAGAACTAATGCCACTCCTAACGGTAAGCTAACCGTTGATGATGCTCTCAATCTACCAGTCAATGACCGCTATGCAATTATTTTCAATTCTCGTATATTCTCACTGGGAGAGGAAGTAGAATTTGAATATGACTGGGGTAAAGAGAACGGTGGTAAAGTTACTTATGGCCAAGACCTTCATGAGTTCCTTTTCGATTATTCAGAAGTACCCACTGATAATAGGGTATTTGATGAAAAACCAGATGCCATCCCTTATTATCCAAAGGGTATTCAATTAACCGGTCATGAATACCTTCTTTCATCGGGCAAGAAAATCAAATTTGATTGTATGACTGGTAAGGGAGAACAAGAGTTCATGAAGTTACCCTTGGATAAACAAACTAAGAATGCCCCCTTACTTTGTCGGAATCTTTACTTAGAAGTAGACGGTAATTGGGAGAAGGTAGAAAACTTTACTCCTTTTACTGCAAAGGATATGGCTGAGATGAGAAAGTATATAATCTCTATTGACCCTATCTTTAAGGGAGAGTCCCATATTACTAATCCCTTAACTGGAGAAGAAAGAACTTATCCTATAGTTTGGGCACCCAATTTTTTCTACCTGACGGAAGAGTAATGTTAGAGAGTGATTTTGTTTATATCACCAGAGCCGAGATAGCCTTAGACTATTTCGGCTTTTTACGTCTTCCGTATAGAATCAGGAAAATATTTAAGGAAATGGCCGAGCAATATTATAAACAATTAAAGAAAAGAAAATAAATTATGAATACCAGTAGGAGTATAGTAGAGGTCGGTGTTGCCATGGTTTTAAAAGACCGATTCTCTCAAGAGGCTGGCAAGATATCTGGGTCATTCAGAACAATGATGAATGATATGAATACCTGGAATAGAGGTATACAGATGTCAGCTTCTAATACAATGGACTTCGGAATGCAGCTCGTAGGGGGAATGGCAAGGGCCTATAAATACTCTGCGGGTGTTCAGAATGAAGTTTGGACTGCTTCGAAAATTGCCGGTGCCACCATTGCAGAACAAAGAGAGATGTTACAATTGGCAAAAGATGTCAATGAGATAACTCCTCTTACTGCTTCGGATGTTGCATCAGGACAAAGATACCTGGCTATGGCAGGTAATAAATTCGATGCTATTAAAGAAATGATTGGGCCAGCATCTAAGCTGGCTTCAATCTTTACTATGCCAGTGGGACAGAAAGGTGGTGTAGCTGACTTGATGACTAATATCATGTCAATGTACCAAATCCCAATGGGAGAAGCCGCTAGAGTAACCGATGACTTATATACTGCAGTTACTAATGCAAATATATCTTTAACAGACTTAGCCCAGTCCATATCTTATGCAGGAGCAGATATGGCAACTGCTGGAGTAGATCTTCGGCAAACGGCTGCTGCCATCGGTGTATTGGGGGATATGGGTATACAGGGTTCTATGGCAGGTACCTCTCTGGCTAATATGATTCGTTACTTACAACTCTCTCTTGTTAATCAAAAAAAGAAAGGCTATAACGCTTTAGCAGACTTGGGCTTAAGTCCCGATGAATTCTTCGATGCTCAAGGTAACCTTATAGACCTTTACACTATCTATCAGAAGTTTGCTAAGGCCGCAGTAGATTTACCTTCACGAATCGAAACACCAACCTTCTTCAATATATTCGGAGTTCGAGGTAATCGTGGTATGCTTCCAGTACTTCGAGATATTGCTTCTGGTAGAGATAAGATGGGTAAGATACTTGCTACCTATGACCAAAACATGGGAGCAGTAAACCGACTTAATGAAGAACGTCTTAAAACCGATGCAGGTGTAATTGACCAATTCGAATCAAGTATAGAGAACTTAACAGTTACCGCAGGTGCAGCTTTGGGTAGAATCTTTACCCCAGTACTAAGGGTGGGTAACTCTATAATCAAAGTAATTAATTCTATCTCTGAAACTTGGGCTGGTAGCTTTGCTCTTAGAGTAGGGGCTACAGCAGCAGTAGTTGGTACCATTGTTGCAGGGTTTAATACTGTAAGAGGTATTATTAGGTCTGTTGGGTATTTACAGACTATTGCCACTGCTTCTACTGAGGGTATGTCTGCAGCAGCCATTAAGACGAACACCCAATTTGCTATTATGGAAGCTCATATGATAAGTATGGTAAATCTCATGAGGACCATGGTTCAATTGCAGATGATGATGGGGGGAGTTAGTATGAACAAAGCTGGTAGATTTTATAATACCAAAACCGGTAGATATATTAAAACACCCAATCCAGGGATGTCTCCAGCCACTTCACTCATTGGAGGTGTAGTTGGAGGTACTGTAGCTAATCAAGCTGGTAAACAAGCTGCTAAGACTGTTGCTACTAGAAGTTTAGCTTCGGTAGGTGGTAGGTTATTAGGGTTAATTGGTGGACCCTGGGGATTAGCTATTACCGTAGGTTTACCTTTACTAATAGAAGTAGGTAGTAGACTTATTGATTCAGTAGATAGGAATACTAATGCCCAAGATAAAGAAGACCCATCTGCAATCAGAGCTCAGAATGAAGAAAGGTTCTTGAATGCAATGAGAGCAGCTATTAGAGATGGGTTAAAAGACGGTAAGATTAATATCAGTGTAGATGGTGAGATATTGGGGGATTACTCTTTGGGTTCTCAGCAAGATTATACTGGTGTAGCATTAGGATTATAAAATTAAAACACTATGGCTAGAGTATTAAATAAAGCAGCAGGTAAGGTCGTTGAAAAATATAATGACCTTACAAGGGATACCGCAGGAGTTCTTACGGGTCCCTTAAATAAACTATGGAGAGCTCGGATATTACTCAATCGAACTATTTCTACTCTTCCAAAGGATGATGCTCAAAAGGGTAAACTCTATGACCCAAATGGAGTAATTGGAGAAGCTCAAATATCATCTAAGAATCCAACCCTAAACAAACAGCTCCAGGCTAAATGGAGAATGGAATTACAATTTCCAAGATTAGAAGAAGGTGAAGGAGTAGACCCAGCAAAAGGGAATAAGAATACCACTAATTACAGAAACTTTGAGGCTAAAGCTGATATCATATATCAGAATGAGGTAAGGATATATAATATGACTGTTAACCCTACTCAGTATATTACCTTACAGAATAGACCTCCAGAGTTGGACTTCAGGGGAGAAACCACATGGGCAACTATCAAATCCATGGGAAGGAATACTCCTATGTATCACTTTACTGGTGCTGAGGACATCATTCAATTCAATGTATCTTGGTACTGTAATGACCCAGAGAATCCAGAGGAGGTAATTAATAAGTGTAGGTTATTAGAGGCCTGGACTAAAGCTAACGGTTATCAATCGGCTCCGCCTATTGTTAAGATAGAATGGGGGGATTCGGGTATATTTGATAATCACTATTACATCCTTACTTCAGCAACCTATACTCTGAAGAACTTTCAGAATGGTTATAGGATAAGGGTACCTGGAAAGCCAGCTACCTTTGGTAATGGTAGGTTATTACCTGCAGCAGCAACTCAAGAATTGATTTTCAAGAGAGTAAGTGCATATAATCTATCCTATGGAGATTTTATAAATTCGGATTCACTTAAAAAGACGGGAGGTATTAAATATGATTGATATTAACCAATATCTGACGGGAGCTAGCCCTTATAATAATGCCTATGCTCTAAATTACGGAGATGGAGATTACTCTTTAGAAACTCCAGTAGTTTCTGTACCTTCATCCTCAAATGATATTCAACATACCATTAAGGATGGAGAGACTTTACAGAATATAGCCTATAAATACTATGGGGATTCAGGTAAATGGTATCTTATTGCAGAAGCTAATGGTATACTAAACCCTTTTAAAGAGGTAGAAAGTGGAACACTTATAAGAATCCCCGCTTATGGCAGCTAAACAAAAACCCATATTATATAACGGAATGGGCCAACCATACTTGGCTCTATTCGATTTTAGAGGTATGCCGATAATGAATCCCATTACTGGTATACCTCTTGGAGCTTATATTAGTACCTGGAATTATAGGTATGATGAAGAAAAAGAAAATCTTGCTACAATTACATTTGATACTGGAGATCCCGATACTGTGGACATAGAGGCTTTACAAGAAGGTAATGTGATATGCTTACAGTGGGGATACATATACCCAGACGGTCAATTTGTATCGGGTCCAATTAAAACTATCAAGGTCAGGGATTTTGAGGCAAAGTTTGATTCTACTGGTACCCATGTAACTATCAAGTGTATAGACTCTATTGGTGATTTAAGATATCAGCCACCATATAATTTCTCTGAAGCTTCAGAGAATAGTTTATCTTCCTATTTAGATGGTGGTTGTGATAATGGTGTAGGTGTAATCATAGAAATCTTTCAGTAATGGAACAACGAATAATAAGTAATAAAGTATATGAGTCACTACAGGTACCTACAGAGAATACTCGTACTACTACTGGAAAGGTGCTTTATGCTAATAGGTACAGTGGAGTAGCAGAAGTGGCTATGCCAGAAGATTTGAAGGCCTTAATCAATAGTGACTTCGGATTAGTTGGCAAGAATATCTTAGTTCAATTAGAACAAAAGATGAGAGGTTATACTAATGGCCCTTGGTATATAGATTCAAGAGATAATGTTATTTATATACATAATAGGAAATTTCATGAAGAACCAGTAACTGTTTATACTTATCAGGGAGAGAATGGGGAAGTACTTAGTGTTCAATTTTCTACTCAAAAAGTAACTAAGAGAGTTAAGGCTACACTATCTCCCGCTATTAATCCAGAGAGTAAAGATTTAGAAGTATTAAGTACTGGGATTGATGATACTGAAAAATTACCCGAGATAGTAGCTAATGAGAATAATGGGGTCTATTATAATAATTGGAAAACCTCAATAGGTAAATATGGAGCAGAGAATAATCCCCAAGATATACCTACTATCAGGCAGATGAGGTTAAATCATACCCTAAAGACTGACCCTAACTTAAGAGCTTCATTTGAAGCTAGGAAACAAGTAGATGACAAATGGAATCAAGATGTAGCAGAGTATTCTGCTTCTAATCCCGCCGAAGCTTATAGACAAGGTAAGGAAAAATTCCTTAATGAACTTAGTACAGATCAGGTAAGAAGTATCATAAATAAAACCATTCAAAGAGAAGAATTTCCGGCTGATAGGCGTGCAGCTTTAAATGCTGCCCTTAAGAATGTAGTTAATGGTGAAACATTAGATGAAGATATATACAATATCCTCAAGAATGAAAGATACCTTTTCGAGGGTAAAGAACAAATGGAATACATGGTCATAGAAGACCTGGACCCAAGAGACTTTGACCCAGAGCATACTCCCAAGGGTGGAGCTACTGCTTGGGGATTAGAGGATGAAGAAAGTGTTTATCGAGGTATATCGGCTTTAAAGAAAGGCCCTTATACTATGGTGATCGATGACACCCCGGTTATCAAATATAAAAACCCATTAAATCAGAGTTTGGGTATTTATAGCGTTACAGTGAAAGTTCAACATTGGAAAAAAGCTAATGTTGAGATACCCCTGTACAAACTTTACCATAATCTATTCAGTAGATATGGGGGGATAGATAAGTGGGCTTGGGCAGCTAATGCTAATGCTAATGGTGGTTTAAAGTATACAGAGAGTAAACTGGTTTGTCAGATGCAAGTTGTTGGAAGACCATTACTAGCCTCTTCTCAGGTATTAATATTAGAGAATGTTGGTAAACGATGGTCTGGTCCTTGGTATATAAAACAATGTACCCACTCTATGGATGCAGGCCAGGGATATGTAACTAATTTAGAGTTAGTAAAGAATTCGAGTAGGGCTGGTTCTACTACTTCTAAGACTGGACTGTCTACTCAAACGGTTGTAGCTAATGATGCTAAAGCTAATGCTGTAACCTCTAAGGGTAAAGATAAGAAAGCTTTAAGTAATATCAATGAATTAGATTTGAGTTGGACTTACAATGAGGTGGCCTATTTCATTGAATCTGGTATTATGGATAAGGAAGGAAACGTATTGGATGTTAAACGTAGGGATGAGATGGCTCGAAAGAAGGCTTACTATACTGAAGTATTAGCTAAGACTCCAATCGAGAAAGCAGAAGGTATAGCTGTAAGCTCTGGTAGTTTAACTACTTCTTCAGGTAAGGTAATACCCGGAAAGATAACCATCAAAGATATTCAAGTACCCGATGATTATTGGGTTAAATTCGATTATATGGAAGTAGCCATAAAGAGATTCAAAGAATATATCAAGAATAAGGAAGCGAGGTAATTATGGGCTATGAAACTGCAAAGATAATAACAGAAGAAGGATTAGAGGGTCTTGGAAGATACTACTCTATATACCGAGGTATAGTTGTTGATAATAATGATACCGAAAAGAAGATGAATAGGGTAAAAGTATGTATACCAGAAGTAATGGGAGGTACCTTTGCTTGGGCTTTACCGAAAGGCCAACATGGTTCAATAAGTAGTGGGTTTAAGTTCTTAGCCCCTAAGGTAGGAGATATAGTATTCATTACTTTTGAATTTGGTGACCCTACTAAACCATTATGGGAATACCATGGTTGGGGTATGAATCAAGTACCTCAACCATTAGACGGTCCAAATAAAATGGGGATAGTTACTCCTGAAGGTAACCTCATTATAATAGACGATGATAATGGGAAACTAAATCTCTACTTTAATGGGGACGTATCGGTTTATTCTGAATCTAACGTAATAGTATCAGCTAATAAAGATATCAATATATCCTCAGGTGATACCATTATATTAAATACTGGAGAAAATCATGGGTTAATCAATATTGCCCAACTAACCGAAAAACTAAATCAAACTATTCAAGAACTAGAACAACTTCGTAGTATGTTCAACTCTCATGTACACTCAGGTGTAACTACTGGGCCAGGTTCTTCTGGCCCAACTTTAATTCAAATAACTAAACCTTTCTCACAATTCGTTGTAGACGATTATGAGGATAAAACCTGCATACACTAATGGAAAAGAATTACTTTACAGACTTAGTTGGTATAGGTGTAACTTATCCTATCCAACTTACAACTAATGAAAATGGGGAAAGAGGTTGGTACCCAGTAAACGGGGATTTTAAACTTATCAGGGATAATATAAGTTCTATATTGTATTATATGATAGGTCAGAGATTTCGACAGGAAAACTTTGGTAGTAAACTATGGCAATGTATTGAGGAACCAAACTCACAAGCCCTAAGTTTTATAATTAAAGAGTTTTTAAAACAAGCCATAGGTGCATGGGAACAGAGAATAACCTTCCAAAATATCACAGTTACTAGAGTTGATGCAAAAATACACATAGAAGTAGCTTATGTAATAAATGGAACAAATTCTAGTCAGTACCTCGATATCACCTATGATAGGTCAGATAATTCATTAAATACACAATAATATGGGAATCACAAATAAATGGCTTAATCCATACCAGAGGTCTTATCAACAGATTAAGGCCAAGCTGGTTGAATCCCTTATGGGACTCAAAGACCCTCAAGGTCAGAAACTCATAACGGATTATTCGGAGGGGAACATCTTAATTATCATCCTCTCATCGTTTGCGGCAATTGCCGAAGTACTTCACTACTATGTAGATAACATGGCAAGGGAAACTTTCCTATCTACGGCAAGAAGGTATGATTCGGTAGTTAAACATGGAGCTCTGGTAGATTATCATGCTCGAGCAGCGATTGCTGCTACAGTAGATGTAATCTTATCCAGAAGTATTACTGGTAATTCCATTGGAGCTAAATTAACCATACCTCAAGGAACTCTATTTACGGATTCCAGTGGTAACTCTTGGTTATCTGCTAGAGATGTAACTTGGTATTCAAATGTAACCACATGTAAAGTACCTATAATTCAACATGAGAAATATACTGCAAGTGCTCTTAATAATATGCTAATACCTACTGGAGACAGGGTAATAGTTCACCTTGGTACATTGCCTAATGGTAAGTACTATGAACAGGGCTCTATGTCTTTACAGATAGGTGGAGAAACTTGGGTATTGGTAGATACCTTTGCAAAATCAAAGCCAACGGATAAACACTTTATGGTTTCAGTAGATGAAGCTCTTAACCCTTACATAATGTTTGGGGATGGAACCTTCGGTAAGAAACCTGCAGCAGGTGCAAAAATAACCAATGTAGTATTCTACTTAACTAATGGTACTCAAGGTAATGTAAAGAGTAATACCATTACTTCTGTACCCTCAATAATCTCTTCTTCAATTACTGATGCTACAGTAAGTAATGCTTATGATGCTGGAGGTGGTTCAAACTATGAGAACTTTATAATGCTTAAGGAACATATACCTTTGAGTGTAAAGACTTTGGGAGTAGCAATTACCAAAGAGGATTTCGAAAGTTTGGCTATGTTGGTTGATGGGGTAAACAAAGCTAAAGCCGATTATGAATGTGGTAGAAAGCTTACAGTATATATCAGTCCTGATGGTGGAACTGTTGCTTCTTCTGAATTAATAAATAGGGTATACAACCTATTATCTCAAAGAGCACCTATGACTACTTGGTTAAAGGTTAAATCTGCAGGCAAGGTTCAGATTATTCTAGAGATGGAAGTTACTGGTAAGAAGTCTTATAAGACTCCAGAGATACAAACTCAAATTCTTACGGCTTTATATAATGCCTATTCTCCGGAGCAAGCTCAAATAGGAGGAAGCGTAAGAGTATCAGATATCTATGCCCTGATAGATAATCTATCAACCGTAGATTACCTTCACCTTACTAAGTTCTATATTAAACCCTGGCCTACTACCGTTTATGGTAATAAGGAATTAAACCTTGGCCAATTTAAATTGAACAAGGCAAAGGGTTCTATGACTTACTACATAACCTTCAATTCCTCAACTACTTTTACAGTACGTTCTGTATCAAATGGGTATATGGCTACTGGTACTGTAGGTAATTCTATACAGGTAATAGATAAGGCTAATGGTTTTGACTTCTCTTTGGATATTCAGAACAATAGCTATCAGTCTGGTTACAGATATTCTATTACGGTATCTGAACCAAACCATGATTATGAAGACCCTGGCTTTAATTTGCCAGTATTCGAGAATGCTTCACAATTAACATTAACAGTTAATGAAATAGTATAATGATAAACCTCAAAAATCTAATCGACTTTTTACCATTCGAATATAAGGACCAAGATACTTATAAGGTAAATGGTAAAGGCATCTTAGAGAGGTTTCTAGAAATTTGTGGAGAGCATTTTGAAGATTATATTACAAAGGATATTGAGAATATATTGGATATTATCGATATAGATAAAACCCCAGATATGTATCTCAATTTCCTTTGGCAATTTCTTGGAGAAATGCCCTTTGCTTATGGGAACACGATAGATGCACAGAAATGGGCAGAGTACTTTAATGGGTTCTACTCGGATAGTAAACTCCAGGAGTTATCAAAGCTTTGGATAATACCCAAAGAGGGACCTTTTACTTTAACTAGTACTCAGGTAAGAAACATCTTGAGATATTCGGTATCTCTTTTCAAAATAAGGGGTACATCAGAATTTTTCGAGATCATGATGAGGTTATATGGGTTAACCTGTGTAATAACAGACCCAGCAAAAGCCGATGGGTATGATGGTTGGATAAAAGGTCATCCCCACTTTGACCAATACTATCAGTACGATAGTAAATATACCTTTGATAACACCTTCGATTGTTCTCAATGTATTTCCGTAAGTTTTAAACTTACTGGTCATGGGTATACTTCTAATTCCGAGGCTTTTAAAAAATTTAGGGAAGCCGTAGAAAGTTTCTTTACTAGATTCATACCTTATCATGTATCCTTCACTATAGATTACGGTTTTGTAGTAAATGATGGGTATTCGATTAAGGCCGAGTTGGTAAACCCAGACCAGCCCAACTTAGTTACTTTAGAAGTATATGAAGTACCAGTATTGGTAACTGTAACCTCAGATTGGATGAATGCAGATTTGAGATATCAAATATCGAGTGATAGAATTAACTGGGGTTATACTAAACATGAAAGTGGTTCGGTATTTAATATTCCAAGGGCTGGTACTTATTACTTTCGAAGCGTTGGGGATAATTCTAAGATAACCCAAATTACCGTAAGGCAGGAAACTTATAACCGTTCATATATTATTTCTTGTGAGCCCATAACTGGTAAAATAACCCCAACTACTTTAAAGGTTAGTACAAGGGTGATAGCTAGAGTATCCTATAAAGGGACAGAGAAACTTTGTAATGTTCGATTAGTGGGTACCGATCAAGTAAAAATATCGGGCTCAACTTGGGAATTTACAAAACCCGGTACTTACTTTTTTGAGATTGTGGAATTTCCTGTAAAACAAACTTCATTTGTAGTAACCCAAGAAGAAGTTACTTATAAGGTAATATGTACACCCTCAGAATTTAGAGTTGGAAATAATCAAACTATGAAGGATGCAGTTACTACTTTAACCATAACTTCAAATTACCCAGAGTCATTTACTGGAGAATTATATTGTAGGTTAATAGGTAATCCTAAGACTTTCAAGAATGGGGATAAATTTATTGCTAACAGTTATGGTACTTATAAATTCAAATGTACTTTAGATAAAAGAGAAACTGATGAAGGTGTGGGTATCTTTGAAGTAGTTTCAGGTAAAACTGCTATATATAGGATCAGTATTAATCCATCTACATCTACTCTATATAACGGTTCTGCAAAAACTACCGTAATAATACAATGTATTTCGGGTAATGGTGATGATTACCGAGTTAAAGTAGTAGAAACTGGGGAAACCTTCAATGCTGAAAACGGGTATGTATATACTACTAATAGAGCAGGTACTTATACTTTCCAATCTGTAGCCTACCCAACTGCAAAGACTACTTGGGTAGTTAAGAGTACCCCAGTTGTATATCAGAACAAACTAAAGATAGTTCCTTCAGATCCTTCAGATTCAAAGTGGAAAGAACCTAACTGGTCATTACCCGAAAGCCAAATTGATGATACTTATGCAGTATATCAGTTATTGGATGAAGTATCAGCTTGTAAATTTAGCCTTGAAGAAATGAAAAACGGGGTCAATGTAAGTGGTACTGCAACTTGTGATGAAACTGGGGAAACCTATAATCTTGAATCCGAGATTGTATTAACTAAAGCAGGTACTTATACTTTTGTGGCAGATGATGGTTCTTCATTAAGGTGTCAAGTAATATTGGAAGATTACCCTACTATTATAGAATTAACCGTTGACCCAAGTTATGCCGAATTAAAGGGTACCATTAAACAAGTATATTGTTTAATTAGGTGTAGTTCTAATAAAGCTGAATTCGATAGTAGAGTTAGACAAGTTGGCAAAGTAACTACTTTTGATGCTGGTGGAGCCGGATATGAATTTACTACGGCTACCGCTGGAGAATACATTTTTGAATCAGTTGCCGATACTTCGGTACGGGCTAAGTTTACGGTAGTAGATGCTGACTTATTAAGCATTAATCCTCAAAAGTTGGAATGGGAATCAAATGACACTTCTGAGAAGACATTTACCATTACCACTTATAGTAATCAAATGTGGAAAATTGAAGAAGTATGATAAAGAGTGCAATAGACAATGTAACAGAGACTACTACTCAATCTCTGTTCAAGACTTCAATGATTGGTTTATTTGGAGAATGTACCCAAATTATTTATGACCTTAGGTGGATGATATTACTTGCCATAATATTGATACTTTCAGATTTATGGTTTGGTATATCTGCAAGTAGAGTACAAGATATAGTCATTCGAAAGTCAAGGGCCGGTAGGAGAACCCTAAATAAGCTGGTTGATTATATTTGTTATATCTTACTTGGGGCTGTAATTGGGAAAGCTATTGGAGAACCCTATGGAGTAGATCCCATAGGAGTATCCATTACTATAATGATATTATGCTATTGCTTCGAAATAGATAGTATCTATGGGCATATATGTGAAATACATGGCATTAAAAAACAATATAGTATCTGGAAGATAATCTTTAAGCTGTTAACTCTCAAATTTAATGAACTCGGAAAAGCTTTCAGGGATATGGCAGAACAAAAGAATAACTTTAAAAATACAAAGAACAATGAAGACGTACTTTAAGTATGAAGGTATAATCAAATCTAAGGAAGCAGCCGAAGCAATTGCTGCCCCTTCTGGTTTGGGGCCATTCTGTGGATTTGGCTCAGCCACCATAAATGGTAATAAATTGGTTGTTTCTCCTCAGGGAGTTTCTGGTAGTAAATTTGCTAATGTAATTAAGGATAGGATTACAGCAAGGTATATGGCAAAGGCTTCGGAAGATGGAGAATTGCCAGACGTGAACTTTGGATGTATTTCAAGAGATGGGTATGTATTTATATCCGATGAACAAACGATTACTATTGAGAACATCCAAGGTACCCAAGGTTCAACAGAAGAAGTATTACTCTTTGCAGTACATACTACTATTTCTGAACCAGTAGATAATCCAGTAGACTTTGTAGCTTATTGGAATGAATCCTCCGAAAGCTTCTACACCTTGTTTAAAAAGTCTCTGGATATTTATTATCCGATTGCCGAAGAGAATCGTACACCGGATATCATTAATAATGATGTATATTCTAATTACGATATGACCTATAGCAATCTTCTAGAGATGGTAGAGAGTGCTTGCCCTTATTACTCTAATAATAAAACTTCCGTTGTTCTTATCGGAGTATATGGTAAGGGTACTGATGCAATGACTAAACGAAATGAGAACTTTGCTATCGTACCCTATCAGGGTAAGTTCCAAGAAATCCCTTATACTACTGCTGCCCAGAGTATGATGAAGGAATCAGTGAAAAGATTAGAACAAGTAAATTCAGGATTCCCGGTAATAGATGAATCGGGTACTAAGTTAAATATCAAGCAATACATCGATAGTCAGATTGAGGCTATCAGAAAAGAATTCGCTGAATCTCTGAGTACTGCTAACTTACCCATCGGTTCTATCATTCTTTGGGAAACCGATGTAATACCGGAGGGCTGGACAGAATATACTAAGGCCGTTGGTAGAATAGTTATTGGTTACCAAGCTGGAGGAGTTCAGATTGGAGATGAAGTAATGCTACAGAATGTCGGAGATTACTATACACCCACTAAGGGTAACTTCTTAATCTCAATTAAAGGTGATGACCTTCCTAAGCATAGGCATGCTCTTGGTGTATCTAAAGGTAAACAAGATAATGCCAATAACTGGGAGAATGTTAGACCCCAATCTTTCTTTAATAGAGAAACGGGTTTAAATGGAGACTTCGGTAGAGGGACTCCCACCAAGGATATTCAAGATGGTGCTATTGTAGTAAGTTGGAATTTAATAGGGGAATCTTTCCTACAAGAGACTTCGGTAGATACCTTGACTATCGAAAAGTTACCACCGACTATTACATTACGATATATCCAAAAAATATCATCATAAAGTTGTTATTAGTTATTTAGTAGTATTTAAAACTCATGTGTATTATTTGTATTGTTTAAGAGTAAACATTTGTTTACAATCTGTGTTTTGCGTAGTAAAAATCAATTAGGGAGGGGGCGTTGGGAAACGCCCCTTTTCTTTTGTGTTAATACTTAAGTTCTTCTTTAGCTCGGTCTTCCCAATATTGTATATCTTGTCTAAGTTCCGAGATATATCTCATAGATTCATTAGTCTTAGGCATTTCGAAAAATTCGATAATCATTATATTAGTTATTCGAGTACTATTTTCAAGCCTTTCCTTGATAAAAGGGGGAGGAGTAATTAATACCTCAAACAAAAGATAGGCATCTGGAGAAAGCTTATCCTTCATATAAGTATACATCATATCAAGCATTTCTGATTTAGCTTTCTCTTCTTCGGTATCATCCTCTAATTCTTTATCATTATCGAATAAGTCATCGAGTTTAAAGAGGCTTTGATTATACTCTGCCTGTTCTCCGTATGCAGAACGAAGCAATTTATTTTTGAATGTACTAAGTGATGCAAGGATTCTTGCTTTAAGATGTTCTTCAGTACATTCACCATAGTATTTGTTGAAAACAAATAACATCTTATCCCAGAAATAAGATTGGATAATATCCGGTGTAAGATTAAACCGTTTATAATCAATCTGTCTGGTAAGGTTTCTAATTACTGGCTTACAAACTTTATAAAGTCTGTTGAAAGTAGCTTCATCATATTCTTGCATAGGTTTTAATCGATGAAGCTCTGAACCGTTATTTCCTTTACTTTTTCCCATGTTTTTAAATATTCGTTATGCAAATATAAGTATTTTTTCTTATATAAAATAATAATATTAAATATTCGGGAGCTTAAGGTAGTGGATTAGTAGTTTCTAGATAGATGTCAACATACTTAGAACTATCTCGGTACTATCAAAATCTATTAGTTTATATAATATTGCAATATAGATATGAAGAAATTTAAAGACAACATCAAGTTCAGTTTTTCTCCTGAGTTTCAGTTCGAGATACTCAGGTTTGTTTTAAAAGATAAGGAAGGAGGATTAGTACTCAAAAGGATTAAATCCAATTACCTGGTTCTCATAGAACACTCCCTTATCTTCGAGGGTATATCAAAATATTTTAAGAAGCAAGGCAGAATGCCCTCCGAGAATATCTTAAAGGAAGTATTAAAAGAGTTACTAGAATCTAAAACCTATGTGGATTTGGTAACTAAAGATGATATACCCAATATCAATAAACTAATAAGTAATCTCTATCATATACCCCTATCGGATTCTGATTATATAAAAGAAAAGATATATCAGTTCTCTACTTATGTTGAGATGAAGAACTTAAATGATTCCTTCGATTTGGATAACTTCGAACAATACGAAGAGTATTCGAGGAAGATTGAAAAGGTACTTCAGAAAAGTAAACCTAAGAAAGAAGATGAACCTTTATATATGATTCGGGATATTACCGAGAGACAGTTTAGAAGACAATCAGAACCTTCAGTTATACCTTGCCCATTTAGGCAGTTGAATGAACTAACTAATGCAGGAGGTTATCCAGAGCATTCAGTTAATGTAATACTTGATAAACCCAAGGCAAAGAAAACCTTCTTTATGGTAAACCTTGCAAGAGGTTATCTCAGAATGAAGAAGTCAGTATTATATATTGATACGGAAAATGGTCAAGAACAAATCATGGACCGTTTCATTCAATCCAGTATCAATAAAACTAAGAAGGAATTATACTCTGGTGAGTATGATAAACTTGAGGCAAAGCATTTAAGGAAACTTGCAAGGTTTGGAGTTGAATTAGTAGTTGAGCGTGTACCAGCGATGATTACTAATACCACTTATATAAGGGAAAAGATAATTCAACTTCGTAATCAAGGAATCGATATTAAAGTTCTTATGGTTGACTACGCTGGTAAGCTTGCATCAATAGCGGGTGATAGAGAAGATTTCGAAAGGATATCTAATGTATATGTAGACCTTCAGAATCTGGCAGAGGAATTACATTTAGACATTATATGGACTGCTCATCACATTACTCGTGAAGGTAAAAAGCATAGGCTTACTCGGTATGATGAGAATGATATCTCTGGTTCAATTGCCATTGTTCGTAATGCCCAGGTTATCATGGGTCTTAACTCTACTGAGCAAGAAGAGAAAGATAATATTCTTCGAGCTGAGATAGTAGTACAAAGGGATGGTCTTCCTTCCGGTAGAGCATTATTCAAATGCGATGTCGAAAGGCAAAGATGTACGGAATTTACAAGGGAACAACGTAAACAATATGATGAAGTATATGGTAGTAAGTTGGATGAACAATTTAAAAAGAATACTAACCCGGATGCGGATTCTAAGAAAAGGGAAAGAACTACTGGAGACATTTAGATGTAAGTTGGGTTATCATGAATGGGTAGCAGTTCATTGGACTGAGTTTAAAACAGAGACCTCGTAGGGCAATTTTTTCTAAGAAAGGTGGGAGAAGGAAAGCCCAGTATTATGAGAAACGTCATGTAGAGTATTACTGTAATATATGCGGGAAGAAAAGATATGAAAATAACAAACCAGTTTAAATCTAGACTAAGAACTTACTTCGTTAAACGATTAGGAGGTTATGATTATAGGCATGGCTGGATGCGTATACCAACTTGCCCCTATTGTGGGAGAGAACATAAGTTGGGAGTTAACCTTTCTATGTATAGAACCAATTGTTTTAGATGTAATGCCCATCCTTCTCCTGCTCAACTAATAATGGATATAGAAGGATTTACTGAGTACCATGAACTAATTAATTTTTTGAACAATGGCCAATTTGATGAACTACAGTTTAAGGAAGAGAAAATCGAACTTGCCGAAAGTAAGCCCGTATATCTCCCTGAGGGATTTAGAAATATTTCGCTTGGAGACAGCCAACTTGCAAAAAGCATTCGAGGGTATGTCAAGAAACGCGGATTTAGCCTCGAGAAGTTTTCAAGATACGGTATCGGCTATGGAACAAGCGGCTCAACATATGGGTACCTTATCATCCCGTTTTATTATCGAGGACAACTTAGGTATTACAATGCTCGAAATGTTATCGGCAAAGGGCCCAGATATAATAACCCAGACAAAGACATCACCGGTTTGGGAAAACAATTTATCATCTTTAATCATGATGCGTTGGAGATGTATCGGTCGGTATTCATTTGCGAAGGGGCACTTAATGCTCTCACAATTGGGGATAGAGCAATTGCCACAATGGGTAAAGCTATTAGTCAGTACCAAGTCAATGAGTTACTTAAATCCCAATGCGAAAGATTTATTATATTGTTGGACCCAGACGCAAAAGAATATGCCATCAACTTGGCTCTCAAGCTTGTTGCATATAAAAAAGTCAAGGTGGTGTTTTTACCAGACGGAAAAGACGTAAATGATTTAGGGAGAAGTCAGACACTTAAGTTAGTATATGCTACCAGGTACCAAAGTTATCAAGAATTGATATCAATCAGAAACTCATTGAAATAGGGAGTTTCTATTATATTATAAAATAATATATTTATGCGTGAACCATCTATCCATATAACTAAGTCTCAATTTGAGGAAATATTAAATACCTTAGAGGTAGATAATTTCCCAGTTGAGGCTTTTTTTGTTATTGCTCGAAAGGAGGCAATAAATCATAGAGCAGTCTTAGTTTCTAACAATAAGAATACTAAGAAAGTTTCTAACATTTTACTAGCATCCAAGGGAGATGCTGCCCTTGTTGCTGATATTTTATACGCAACTCGTATAAAGTTAAAGCATAGGGGAGTTCGTAAAATAAATGAGAGTAATTCCCGAGAATGGGCAAATTGTAAAAAGCTTGCAGAAGTATGTAATACCTTTTGTGAAGATTTTAAATTTGATACCCGGGAAGGTTTTATTAAATACATTGAGACTGGGTTAAAGAGAATGACTGATTATCGTAATGTTATGCAAAGGTTATTATCCATGCAGGAGAACATTACTAATCAGGTAGAGGCCGAATTAGAACTCAAGGGGGATAAGGACCCAGGCTTTACCAAAGACATCCATGATGAATTCATAAAAAGAGTTGCTAGTGTTACTGGTATTTATGAATCTTATGAACATCAGCCAGAGAAATATGTTCACTTTCTTAGGATTCATAATCTAATGGATGAAAAGGATTGGAATGTATTTCAATTTTTGGATGCCCAGTTCGAAGCTCTTGCTTGGTGTAATGGATTACCAGAACCAAGTCAGATGTATAATGATAAGGCTATCGAAAGATATAATAAATACTTATATAAAAATAAAGATAAACGAACCTTAGACGAGCCTCAAGTAGAGGGGAGTCTTTGGGATAAAATAAGAAAATGATATGAAAGGTTTACAATTTTTCGGAAACAGAGTAGAGGATGCAGCTAATGCTTTTATAGATGTCCTCAAGTATTCAGACCAATCGGTAACTTATCCAGATTTTAAGGATATCGACCCTTGGCCTGATGAGATAATTAATATGTTCTATGTGATTTGGAAGAATGCCAAGTTCTCAGAACTAAGTGCAATTATTATGTATACCCAACAGTCTTCTAGATTCGAGGAGGTATCAGAATTGATGTTGGGTATTGGTTTGGTAGAGATGAGACACCTTGATAAGATATCGGACTTTTTACAAAAGGCAGATCCCTATGAGGATTACTCTACCATGAATATTAATCCTACGATTGAGATTGGTTCTACTTGGGAACAAGCTTTAAAGATTGCTTTGAATTCCGAGATAGAAACTATTGGTCACTACAAGAAAATCCAAAGAGCAATTGCTCAATACGAGGAACGTCCAGATTACGATGATGTGAATTATTTCCTTGAGAAATTGATTGCCGATGAGGAACATCATATCAAACTTCTTAAGGAAGCAATGGGCATGGATAAAGCCACTAAGGGTGTAACGGTAATTATCAAATGAGTAAGATAATTATTCAGAATGGGAATATGTGCGAACTTGACTTACCTCTTAAGTTTGCACAGAAACTTTATAATGAGTTTGCCATTCGACATCCGAATGCTTTCTACTTACGTACAAGGCAAAGAGGTATGCAGAATTGGGACGGTAAGATTCATTACATCACCAAGACTGGGCAATTTAAAATAGGTTTACTTCCCAAAGTATACGATATGTGTATTGAGATGGGGATTAAACCTAAAGTTGTAGATATGAGACAACCTTTACCTAAAGTCAGTAAAGTAGTTACGAATATAGGCAAATATAAATTAAGACCAGAGCAAGAGAAAGCTGTTAAGGCAGTTATCAATAATAAGATAGGGAATACACCTTTTCATATTGGCGTATTAGATTACACTGTTAATGCAGGTAAAACACTTATCATGTCGTCTTTATATTTATCCTATAAGAAGCAGTTAAAGACTTTGCTAATAACTAATGATTCGGATTGGTTAAATCAAGCTAGAGAAGAATTTAAGCAATATCTTCCCGGAGAAGATATCACTTTTGTTCAAGGCAAGGTTTTAAACTGGAGTAACTTTACTATAGGTATGGTTCAATCTATTTCGAGAAATATGAGATTCTATCAAAAGGAATTATCTCAAATAGATATGGTACTTATAGATGAGGCTGACCAAGGAGGTAGTAAGCAATATCAGAATGTAATCACTCGGTTATTTAATACCAGAATTCGTATAGGATTATCTGGTACGATTTATATGAGTAAGCTTGCTAAGGATAGGGTTAAGAATATGAACTTAGAATGTTTCTTTGGTAAAGTACTTGCTGAGTTCAAACTCAAGGATTCTATCAAAAAGGGTTACTCAACAAAAACCGTTGTAAAGATGGTACCTGGTAAACCCTGGTATGGTAATTGGGAATCTGATTGTATTTCCTATAAGGAAATATACGATGATTCAATCACCAATTGTTATACAGCTTGGTTAATGGCTTATAATAGATTACTATGGAACCTTAATCAAGGCAGATACCCTGCTCTCGTAGTATGCAAGCATATTGCACATTGTGAAAATCTATATAAGTTCTTTAAAAAGAAACTGGGCGATGCCTATAATATTGCCTATGTGCATGTTAATACTCCTTCTAAGTTAAGACAACAAATAATGAAGGATTTTAGAGAAGGTAAAATAGATATCCTGGTATCAACTACAATCATTGCTCGAGGTAAAAACTTTCCTAAGCTTAAGTACTTACTCAATACCGCAAGTATGGATTCACAAGAAAAATCCATTCAATTCCTTGGTCGTTTGGTAAGAACCGATGAATCTAAAAATAAGGTATACCTTGATGACCTTCATTATCCTGGGAATTATTTAGATAGGCACGGTAAACATCGGAAGCAATATTATCAGAGACAAGAATTGAAAGTAATACTGTTAGATAAGCTATGGAAGAAACATCCTAACCATAGCCTTATTAAGAGTTAACTAGAAGTACTATGAGTATTTACTTTTTCTCCGTAGGAGGAAAAGAAGATTACAATCAATAAGCATATAGGCATTATGAATAATGATAAACTAATATGTATTAGAGATGAAGATGATACTAAACTAACTACTCTCTTATCAGAAGGTTGGAGGATAATCCAAATCTCTGCATCGGGTATTTATTGCTGGGTACTCTTAAGGAAACCCAATAACACTAAAAAGAAAATTAAAGGCTTTCAGTGATGGAGAAATATATTTTAATTACAGCGGTTGTTATTATGATAATAATACTCGCTTTAGACTTCATATTTTCTAAGGATGGTTATCAATGTCATTCATGTAAGAAACGTTTTCATAAAGAGGATTTGGAAATCAAAGGATGGCATTTCAAAGAATGGGTCTGTCCTAATTGTAAACACCTTAATTATACTTATGATGAGGAAGATTAAAGAATGGTTTAAGTCTCTTGTTGTGGGGGAGGTACATAATCCTAAACATGTATTCAACTGTAGAGATTTGATATGGATATCAAGCTTGGAAACTTCTCAAAATACTCCCGAATGCTTTACTCATTATTTCTATCTGTACTGGAGTAATGATATGGTAGTCAAAGTATGTCAAGAGAGTCATGATAGAAATTCATACCAAGAATTATATAAACTCAGGGAACTATTTATAAATAACATGGGTTATTCCTATGTTCCGATAGAAGATAACAGTGAGATATACATTTATTATAAACGTAAAAAGGGTATATAATGGCTAAGAAAAAGAAACAACTTCCTGACTTATCGAAGCAAGATATTCTTACTCCCATAGATTTAAGTACTCTGGGGACTAATGGAGACCCTTGCTTTGGTATTGGGTATGATTTATCAACTAAGGAATGTAAGCTATGCGGAGACTCAGAATTATGTGCATTTAAGATGTCACAGAACTTGAACATTACAAGAAAAGAACTTGAACAGAAGAATCAATACAAGGATTTGGATGTACTTGAAGATACCGTTGGTATCAAGAAATACATCCGATGCTTGATTCGGAAAGGCAAAGAGAAAAAAGAAATTATCTCAAAGACAGTTGAGAAATTTGAAGTACCAAGAAAACGTATTAGAGAACTTTATAAAGAGTGTACTAAATAATGAAACCAATAGAGATGATATGGGCTATGTTCAAGGTATACCTTAACAACCCAAACTATTTTGTAAAGCAAGAAGATGTACTTGCTAATTTATGTATGGAGGGTTCTACCGATGTAATCAGGATGTGTAATTCATTGGGAGTACATGTTTCTAGACCCGAGAAATTAACCTTTGGACAACTTTTACGTAAATGTAATATATTATGAACAGATTTAGATTTATCAAAGTAAGGGAGGTAGTATCTCCCAACAGAGCAAACCCAAATGATGCTGGGTTAGATTTCTATGTACCAACTAATTTATACCCTGAGGATATTCATTCTAAAAATGAATTCGACTCCGAAGGTTATGATTTAGATGTTCCTTTTGGTGAATCCTTTGTAAGGCATATAGCTTTAAAACCAGGTCATCGTATACTTATCCCATCGGGTATCAAAGGTTTGCTAGAACCTCCTGCATCTATGTTAATGGCAGCAAACAAATCTGGTATAGCTACTAAGAAAGGGTTAATCTTTACTGCCGAGATAGTGGATTCCCCTTATGTTGGAGAGATACATATTGGGATATATAACACTTCTCAAGAAATTCGGGTTATCGAGGCTGGTCAAAAGCTGGTACAATTTATTCATGTACCCATTTATATTACCGAGCCAGAGGAGATTCAGCAAGAGGAGTTTTATACTGAATCACAAATGTGGGGAAGCAGAGGAGATAAAGGATTTGGTTCATCTCAAAACATAAAATAGTGGACATAAGGAATATAAATGAACAAGTGCCTCAGGTAGAAGAAACTGAGGCACGGATACTACAAGAAATGTATGATCTTGGGATAGAACAATTCTCTGGATATAAATCTATAGAGAAGTTACCAGATTATCCTTTAGATATAAATAACCCAAAGAACCAAGTTATCCTAAAGGATTTTATTGGTAGGGTTATTGAGGAATTAACCGAAGGATTCGAATCTACCGATGAAGTAGTATCTATATATCGTGATTATGGATGGA